GACAAGATCCCCTAATATGCTAATATGTTTATATAACAGAGAGGTAATATGCAAAACGATACACAAAGACAAACAACCACTTGGTACCACACAGCATGGATCTGGTATAGAACCTTGTGTGTGATCATAGTCACAGCCATAATCACAGGTGCCGCTTTAACAGGCGTAGCTCGTTCGGCAGAACCTGTAGCAGAATTGACCACACAGGCCAAGCACATATTGTGGACAGAGTTGGATGCAAACGATGTGGCCAAAAGCCAACACAATGAGGTTGTGTGTCTAGCAGAGAACATATACTTTGAAGCCAGAGCAGAATCATATTCGGGCAAAGCCGCGGTAGGTAATGTTACTCGTAACAGAGTATTAGATTCAAGATGGCCTGCAACATATTGTGAAGTGGTGCAACAAGGTCCTGTGAGAGAATCATGGAAGACTAAACAAGATCCCAAGTTAGCAGATGCAGACAGAGTGTATTATCCTGTTAAACATAGATGTAAATTTAGTTGGTACTGTGATGGACACAAAGACGTTATATGGGCCAACTATGAGAAGACAGGCGAGACTATCAAAGGTAATGCCAGAGCTTGGAAAGAATCAGTAGAGATTGCTATAATGATAGCAGGCAGTACAGGGTTAACCATCAGTGATAACACCCATGGTGCTGTGTTCTACTATGCACACAATCTAGTGTACCCACACTGGGCAGACAGTAAGCAGTATATTGGTGTGTTGGGCAATCACACCTTCATGAAATAATTTTTTCAAATCACCCCACCGACCATGTGATTTAGCCTGGGCTTGGAAACCTGGATCCTGGCGCTAGTTGCACAGCAAAAAAAATGGGCTATAACATAGGCGGCGGCGAGGTAAGAAAGGGCAACAGCTAATGCGAAGCATTTACTACGAGTTGCGGAAACGCAACTTGGTTTAGAGCATGATGTGGACAAACACAGTGGTTTTAAAACTTGATGGGGTTGATGTTCTGGAGTTTTAAAAAAATTACGCAGTAAAAAAATGTGGTGTACATATAGGCGGCGTATATACAACTTGCGGTTATGTATGGATTTTGTATGTAATATGTGGTCTAGCAACCTCAGACACAGCAACAGACTGTGCGATCAGGGTTATGCACTCGCACACACTGTGGTGTATGCTTGACACTGCTTTGGTGTGTTTTTAACAGAACTCGCCGGGCTGTCAACAGAGGTGAGCAAAGCGAACAGTGATCCACTATGGTACTAGTTTAACAAGGGTTATAGGGCTAGCCAATTGCTATTGTACGCACTATGTGATCATGACACAGCCAATGACTAAATGTGTTCCAATTGTGTGCTTGTAGTGTACTTGTAGTACCAGATTTTTGCTGTTTTTAGCCAGGGTTTCAGCTTTGGCACACACTTGTACTCAAACAGTCAAACACCCCACTGTAAGACGCTGTAAAGCTGTTTAAACCGGTGTTTACCCTGGTGTTTGGGTGTGAACTTTACTGCACTGTTTGACACAGTGGAAACAGTACCTGTGAGCTGTGCGAACAGGCATAACCGTGCATCCTTTGATGTGGATTCTAACACCGTAAAAATCGTTGCACATACTATTTTGTTTAAAAACCCCCGCCTTTTTAAAAAAACTTCTAATACACATACAAACAATACAACACATACACGTTTTGTAAAAAATGCGACATACACATACAAATTATGTAATAGCACATACAAAATTTACGAAATGCACATACAAACTGTGTAACACATACAAATTTTACAAACACATACAAATTATGTAATTGCACATACAAAATTTGCTAATACACATGCAAATGCAATTGAATTCTTGCCGAGACTGTTAAAACAAAATACCAACACATAAAAGATCTTTTTATCAATTGACAATTTATGTATTCTCTGTTAATATACAGGAATGCCAAATTGCAATGCTTTTCACAATCATGTCTGTATTGATGTAGCAGGAAATTTCAAGCCCTGTTGTAGATACAGCAAACAGTCTGGATACAATATCAACGAGCATTCTTTTTCTGAATTTCGTAATTCTGAATTTTACAAGTCTTTGGTAAACAACATGCAAGATGACAACTGGGACGATGGCTGTTTGAAATGCAAAAAAGAAGAACAAGCAGGTGTGCGAAAAAGCATGAGGCAGAATTTAAATGCAGAGTTATCTGGTAACAAAATACAATTTTTAGAAATCAGTGTTAGTAATCAATGCAACATCACTTGTAGAATGTGTAGTCCACAGTACAGTAGCAAGTGGGCTGAAATAAAAAATGTAACTGTTGAAAAACAAGATTTAACAAAAATACTTGATTCAATAGATTTGAATCATGTCACTAGAATCAAATATCTAGGTGGAGAACCTTTTATCACACCTGAATTTACATCATTGATAGAGATACTAGAACAGCAGAATGTTGCTGAAAATATAAGTCTTCAAGTCAATACCAATGCTACTTTTTTTCCCAGCAAGTACATTGACAAATTGAAAAAATTCAAAATGCTGTATCTCATGTTAAGCATTGATGGAATTAACAAAGTAGATGAATATGTGAGACAAGGAACAGATTGGAAAACTAAAGAAGAAGTCATTAACCAATGGCTAGATTTTAGGAACAACAATAGCAACATAACAATATCAGCCCACACTGTGATACAGGCTTACAATGTGCATGACACACAAAACATCAAAGAATATGTTGAACAGCGAAACATATTTTGGATACCTGCTGTGTTAAGTTGGCCTCCATATCTTTCTTTGAATGCACTGCCACCTGCATATATAGAAACAGTTAAAAACGTAACCAATGAAAAGTTTTTAGAACAAGCAGTACACAGCCCGGAACTTAATAAACAGTTGATAGAACAAACAAAGTCAATGGATGGAATGTTTAACAAAAGCCTTTCTCAGGTTGACAAAATTGTAAAACATAGTATTATATAAAATATGCATTACGAAAATGAAACAGTTAAAATCCATTGCACAGACAAAGATCAATATCTGGACGCATTGGTTATTTCAAGTAATCAACACGGCATAGTAATGACTTTGGAAAACGGATCAATAAGATTAAGGTTTGTAAAAATGCCAAACAAAAACATGTACATAGCAAACATGAGTGGATATGAGTTTGTGTATGATCCATTAAAGCAGTAAAAAAATATTATGTCAAACTGTTATTACAAAGTGAATGTAACTAAAGGAACACAAGAAGCCACTGTGCTTTGGTGGGAAAAAGATTACAGCAGTTTTGAACAATCAATTCAATTGCTGTATGATGTTGCAAAAGTAGATGCTGTGGAATGTGAAATGATTAGTAAACAACAATATGAAAATGAATTAGTATAAGATGTTACAAAACAAAATATCTAACTGGATAAAAAATTATGCAACGGAACACAATCGTAAAACACTGGTTGTAGGAGTATCGGGTGGTATTGATTCATCGGTGGTTAGTACTTTGTGTGCAATGACAGAGTTACCTGTGTATGCAGTGTCAATGCCAATCAAACAAATTCAATCACAGCATGACCTTAGTATCAAACACGGTGAATGGTTAACAGACAAGTTTTCAAATGTTGAACACATCACAGTTGATTTAGACACAGTGTACAATGCATTTAAATTTGAAATGCAGATTGACTTTAATAATCAACATGCTTTTGCAAATACCAAATCAAGAATACGAATGATCACACTACATCACATTGCAGGTGCCACACAAGGTTTAGTTGTTGGCACAGGAAACAAAGTGGAAGACTTTGGAGTTGGCTTTTATACCAAATACGGAGATGGTGGAGTGGACATATCACCAATTGCAGATCTAATGAAATCACAAGTATGGCAGTTGGGTAAAGATTTAAATGTGTTACAAGAAATTATAGATGCACCTCCTACAGATGGTTTGTGGGAAGATGGCAGAACTGATCTAGATCAATTAGGTGGCTTAACATATGAACAAATGGAACATGCCATGACACATGGATCAAACAGTGAATACTATGACACATATCAAAAAATAAGAAAAGTTAATTTACACAAAATGAATCCAATACCGGTATTTAAAAATGACAATTGAACCTATAAAAGAAAAACTTGACGACAAGATAAAGAAATTAAATTCATCTAGAGTAATAAAGAAAGTCACACCCAAAGGTGATCTGTCATGGTACGTTAAATGGGTATCAGTATTTTTTATTTTAATAGCAACTGCTTCTAGAAGTGTAGGAACCATTCCACATGTGGATATGTGGTTTGGATTGTTTGGTACAATTGGTTGGGCATGGGTTGGTTACTTATGGCACGACCGAGCACTGCTATTTTTAAATGCAATACTTGTGACGTTGTTAGTGGGTGGTCTAATGAATTATTATTGGAGTATCTAAATTATTTTTTATTTTGCTCAATATCGTTCATAATCTTTTTAACTAATTTTTCCTGCTTTTTCTTAGCCATATCTAGTTTAAGTTTACTAACTCTATTGATAAAGTTTATTCCATACAAGTGATCAAACTCGTGTTGAAAAACTCTTGCGTCCCAGTCTGTGAATTCTATGTTTTGCTTGTTGCCTTTAGGATCGTAAAACTCAACAGCAAGTGATTGAGCTCTTTTAACTTTTAAAAACAATCCTGGAAAACTCAAACAACCTTCTTCACCCATGACTGTTTCTTGACTTGCGGCAACTATTGTTGGATTGATAATTGAAAAGTTTTCTCCATATTTGTTTGTCATAACAAATATTTGTGCATCAAGGCCCACTTGGTTAGCGGCCAAGCCAACACCTTTTGAAATCTTCATCAAGGTTATCATTTGTTTTTCAATCTGTTCAGCATCTAACTTTTCAAAATCAAACGGCTCTACTTTTTTTGTGAGCCACGCATCTGGATAAAAAACTAATTTCATATTATATTCCTATTTGTAAATAAAAGGATCTTTCTTTTTTAATTCTTTTATTTTTTTCTTATATGCTAAATGTATTTTAAACTCATACCAAATATTTTTCAACCATTTTATCATGTTTAATCCTTTTTTATTTTTTGTTTAACATAGTGTTTGCACACTTCAATTATCACTGGCTTGTTATCTCCATCTAAAAATTCTTCATATAATGGATCTTCATGTGGACCCACTCTACCACAATTGGCACAGTATGATTCTGGAAATAATAAATCTAATTCTTTTTTCACTTCTTCCATATTTAGTTTCATACGTTACTCCTGGTTGTAAATATACTTAACCCAATTTTTCTTGTTATTCCTTTACTTTTAAAATCAGATGAGCAATGTAGTGCCAAACTATCAAAGCACAATGCTTTTCCTATAGTCCATGGCAGTATTTTATTAATACTTAATCCTTTTAACCAACTAGGTTGCAAATGAGTCAAATGCTCAAGCTCGGCGTCATTTAGTTCAACATTTGATTGTTGTTCAATATCATTATAGTCAGTTAAGAATTTATTATAATGCACAGGATAATCTGACATATCACTACCGTTGACAAATTTTGCAGGACCTCCGTAATAGTATTGATCAAAAACAATTAACTTGACATCATCACTGCTTCCATAAATTCGCAAAGGAATAGTAAATGCTTTGTAACAATCTGGATATTCAAACTCATCATCATTGTGTATGATGTGAGGATCAGTAACATCAAAGTAATGCATATATCTTACATCAAATTCTCCTACTTGTTCTTTTAAAGACTTTATCAAAGAATCAAACAAATCTTCTGTAGGATCTACTTTTAATATTTTTGGCCCTGTATTTTTTTGAACAACATTGCCTTCGTTAGAAACATAATAGTTATAAAGTGATTCAACATCAACAACATTGTTAATTGAATAAGGATCGCCTTGACCTTTTTTAATTTTTTCAATTTGTTGTTGTGTTCGCATTAATAATATTTGCAACAGCTCATTAACTTCATAACGTTTTCCCAAGTCTTAGGTACGTTTAATATGAGATGTAAACTGTTGTCGGACCAGCTGTGTGTTCTGTGAACTTTTCTAGTATCTACAAAATATGTTCTATTTGCAATGACTGTTTGTCTAACATCATTTAACCACCATTCATAACTGTCCATACCAGATGCATTTCCTAAAAATGTAATTACTCTAAAACAATCTCTTGCAAGATAAGGACTATCTCTATGTGGAGGAAACCATCCACCTGCGTTGGCTCTAATAATCATTGTACGTCCTAAAGTACCCCAATAATCCAAAAGAGGACGTATGCTGGTTAATTCATGATAGGCTTGAGTAGGATATTTGAAATCACTTTCATATAACATACGACCTGCTCGTTTAATTGCTTCAGGCCTGCTTAAACTGTCTGTTGGCTTGTCGCCTTCTAACCCAACTAGCAACAAACCTTCTCTGTCGTTGCTTATACCTTCACGTCTAAGATACGGAACAAACTTTTGTTCTTTAATTTGCTCGTGAAACAAATTATGATCATATGGAATTTCTAATTGTTCAAAATCTCCTAGAGCTTGTAACTGTAATTCACATTTGATATCTTCTTCAGTTGGTTCTAAACTCTGTGGGTCACTTTTCCAATGACTGTAATAGTCTGCTTGTGAACGACTGGCCTTTGGTGTCAAGTTTAAAGGATTACCATCCTTGTCTGTTTTTTTGAGATCCATGTTGTTATTATTTCCTTAATCTACTTTTATAATATCTTCAAATTTTGGTCTTGGATATGCTATTTCTACATCAACTGGTGCAAAAGGAATTGGTTTATCTTTGTTAATTCTAAGATCATAAAAATTGTGTCTCACTGATCTATCTTTGCCATAACCCACACCCATTAAAAATCTAAAGTCTAAAGCCTTTTCATCATCTGCAATTTTAAAAATTTCTTCTGCTCTTTTATAGTTGTTACAGATGTTCTGACACATACCTGACTGTATTCCTCGATTAGCTAAAGCCAACATAATGTAAGCACTAAAAATTCCTATTTCAATATTTTCAGTCTGTGCTTGGTCACCATTTCTAGAATCATTAGTACGCTTTTCACCCTTGCCAAGTCCGTCATACTTTCCTCTTATACTGGATTTTTCATAGCGTGTTTCTAAATCACAAACCCATCTTGCATTGAAGCCCAACAACCATGGAGCAAGTACTTGTGGATTGCCAGGGTCTTTTTCATAATCAAACTCCATATTTCGCTGACAAATAGTTATAATTTCTTTACGTATTGCAGGATCATCGTTACGTAATAATCTTACTTGATATGGAAATATTAGATTTTTACTTGGTATATGAGCATATACTTCTTGCAGTGCATCTACAATAAGTTCTTTGTCTGGCACTTCATCAGACCAGGCAAAAGTAGTGTGTCTTTTTTCTATTACATCTTTCCATTCCATAACTTTCTCCTTTTGATATATTTAGTTTTATATCAATACCTCCTCAAATAGTTTTTGCATTTCTGGAAACACTGATTCAAATTTTTCATGACGCACAATGTCTGTTCTTTTGATTTCTTTCAACAATCTATTATAATGTTTTGGCTTTGCTGGTTGCATCATAAAATTAATCACTTGTGAAAAATCAATATCTGATTTTTCCAATTTGTTTTTGATTTCAATTTTTTGTGTGTATGGTAAACATGTTATATTGTAATGCATTGGTTCGTGTAAACTGTTTAAGTAAACACTGTATTTTATTTCATCAGCCCATTTTAAAAACTCAGGCAAGTATAAAACATTAAACACATTAACTGTATGACAGATACTTAATGTCAATTGCTTTGATTCGTGTTCTTTGAAAATATATAAATTTTCAGTAACTGCGTCCCATTTGGCAGGATGTCTTTGATATTCAAAATGCTTTTTAAGTCCGTCAATACTAAAATGAATATCAACTGATTTAAAATGAGGCCATATATTTTTTAAAGCATTCATTGGTAACTGTGTACCGTTTGTGTTGTAGTGTATTGAAATTCTATGAGCTAGTTTTTTTTCTTTTATTCTTTCTAACAAATCAAAATGTTCTTTAATCATAAATGGTTCACCACCTGTGAAATCTAAATGTTCAATGTGTGGCAGTATTGATTCAATATTATCCCAAAACAATTTAGACTTTTCTGGCCAATCCAATCTTTCATACTCTTGATGAATACCATCTATTAGATCATATTTTTTCTTTTCACTGATCCATCTTGAACTGTACTGTGGAGAACAAATTCTGCATTTGAGATTACAAATATTTCCTAATTTTAAATCAAGATACTTTGGTTGATTGTCTTGGTTAAAAATTACATCGTCGTTGATGTGTTGCTTGTATTTTTTGTTGTCTCTAACTCTTTTAGATTCTTTACCAGACAACTCTTCCATCCAACATCTGTGGCATCCTCTTGGCTGTGTACCTGATAAAAATCTAGTTCTAATATCTTGTAATTCATCACTTTTCCATATATCAGCCATGGTGTCTTTTTGTATTAAATACTCTTGACCATTTGTCTTTTTTAGTGTATCTTTGTACATACAACATGGTTTAACAGTTCCATTGGGTTGTACCTCTAGAGCAGTCCATGGTAGAATACAAAAATTATTAGGAAATTTATTGTTCATGTTTACTATCTCATTTATAGGTTGCAGTTGGACCCAAGGGCACAACATACCTTATACACATACTTATCCTTATATTTTACACGAGAAGTTGAACAAAAGTAAAGAACTTTTAACAGATGATATTAAACAAACATACAGTTTGTACAAAAGAATAACCGAACTAGATGTTGACATACCAAAATTCAAAGAAAAAGTACAAGTGATCAATGCTGGTAGAAGTGGAGCCAGTTGGGTTAACTATCCACAAACAATAAAATACATTCATAAAAAATACAATCCAAATGTTTATGTGATACAACACACCACTCCAGACAGAGGCATGTTGTTATGGTGTTCTGACAAAAAGAAATACAGTGTGATCACACGAGATCATGATGTGTATGACAACTATATTCAATTGTGGGACAACTCACAGTGTTACTATCATCTCACTCAAGGCATGGCAGAAGCAATCATAAACGGAACACAACCAGAGCTTACTGATCATATGTTTAATGAAATTCAAAGAAAAAGCGGATTACTAAAAGGTAACATAATTGAAAGAGTCAAGTACTGGTATGAACATGAAAGATTACATCCGTTGACTTTTGAAAAGTATCAAGAAACTGTTGAGTACTGCGACATGTATGTAAAACATATAGGTGCAAAAGTTATTCATATGTTTTGGCTTGACAACAGTTTTGTAACAGATGTTCCTACCAATCAAGTGATCGTGCAACGTCAACTAAAAGACTTTGACAAACTTGTTGTTGATAACGGATATCATTTTGACAAAAAAGGTAATACTAAATTAGCCAACTTGTTAATTAACAAGTATTTTAAAAATGAAACAATATAGAGTCACACAGCATAACGCAGATCAATTTCATTTTGGTGAAGATTATTTTAATCAACATATTAGTAATTGCGATATTGCATTATTACAGCGTGTTCCAGAATATAAAATAGCATCTTTAAAAGAACAATTTTCAAAAGTATATTACACAAATCATTCACGCGAAAGATCAAATGGAAAAACACTGAATTTAGTTATAGCCGGTCCAGAAGAATTAAGCGAATGGTCGCATGTACAAACTCTCCCTAGTTATTCTAAAGTAATGAATTCAGAAAATGAATATCAAGGATGTAAAGCACTCTACGTTAAACTTAATGACATTCTATTATGTTCAGTATTACCGTGTTTTCCTGAAGATAACATAACATCAGTAGACGCAGAAACAGATGTTAGAACAGTTTTTGAATATTGTCAATCTCAGTCATCAACATGTCTGTTAGTTGGTGATATACATCTTTCTAGCTCTGGGGAATATAAAAAAATATCTAAGCAGTATGGTTTTATAAAAAATTATCTTGAATCAGAAATTACATTTAAAACAAAAAGCAACAAGTTCATAAATCTTGATTGGTGTTTATCTAACAGTGATTCAATTACAGTTAATGATATACTAGTACATAAAATTAACAGTGAAAGACATGGTCATTTAGCAATAACATATAAATTAAAAATTTAAAATAATCGTTATTTTTTATGGGTACTAACACCCCAGGTGGTGGCTTTGACCCCACTGTACGACCCTTAAAATGAATCTTTTTTTGAACTATTTGACGTAATTTTGTAAATCTTGCAATTCTGGAAATACGTCACGCCAATTTTCGTTTCTCAGTTTATCCAACTTTTCAGTAGTCTCAAACCACTCTTTGATCTTGTGTGAGTAGTCTGCTTCATCTAAAAATTGAATCAATGCATCGTATCTTTTACTTTTGTCTTTGGTATTTGTGTCCATCCACTCTTGTGCTTGACGATATTTTTCTCTGAGCTGGTCTTTCATGTGTGCAGGCAACATCTGTATTCTTAAATATCCTGGTGTTAGTAATGGGTTAATCAAACTGCCTTCGTTTTTGATCCAGCCACGTTTGTACCAATCAATATGAAAGTCTGGCACATGAAAACTATTAAACACATCCAAACAAGTGGCTAAAAAGAAATAAGCTCTAGGACATATTTCAAACATTCGTTTTCTGTTTGCTTCAACTTGTTCCCAACTTTGTCCTTTACGTAAATATTCTCCACGTTCATGACTGGCATCTAAACTAGCACCTATTTCAACAAATTCAAATTTGTCCCACTCACGCATCACATCAATATCTTTGTAAGTCATTTGACTGAAGTTTGTATTGTACTTTAGTTTGACATGAAACATTTTCTTTTCCACAAGACGTTTTAGTATTCTGTAATGCTCGTCCATAATAAGTGGTTCACCACCTGCAAAATATATTTCTTCTAAGCCGTCCATATATGGTTCAACTTTTTCCCAAAAAGTCTTTTCGTCTTTGTACGGTCTTATAATTTTAGGTTGATCTGGTTTACTCCAAATTTTAGAATGATCTTCATACCAACTAGAACTTAGATCAGGACCACAAGTCCTGCATTTAAAGTTGCATAAATTACTGAATCTAAAATCAATATAAGGCAAATTAACTTTGTCAACTGTGCCATCTTCTTTAGTTGATTCAACCACGTCCCAGTGATTTGCTAAATGTTTGTTAGACCATTGTCTAGTAGTAGATATATTGTTTCTTTCCATTTCCATACATCTAGTACACACTTTACTAGTTTTTCCTGCTAGTAGATCTTTACGCAATTGCTTTTGATGATCACTGTTCCATGCTTGTTCTAGTGTCATGTCTTTTAAATTGCCCATAGGCATGTTGCTAGGACTCATACAGCAAGTCAATATTCTACCATCTGGCCATGTGTGCAAATGCGTCCATGGTATCATGCAAAATGTTTTGGAATTTATTAATTTGTCTTTATCTATTTTTTTCATTGTGAGCAATAATTTGGTTCATCCATCCTGGTATGTTTAACGTTCTAGCAAGTGTACTATTTTTATTAAGTTTTTTCTTTATGTCATCTCTCTGATAAAACGTGTTCCATTCATCAACTGATATTTCAAGTAGTTTGTTTATAGTATCAGTTAGTGCTGGCCATCTTTCTGTGTAAGGTAAATTATCCCAATCATAATTGATGTTTAGTTCTTCTTCAAACAAATCAAAACCTAACTCTTTCAAAAAAGTAACTGTGCCTTTTGATCCATGTGGTACAAAAACTCTTTCATACATTAAAGGTTTCCATGTTTTTTCAGTTACAAATAAACTTGTATCACTGATGATACTTTCATTTACAATTTCAAAACCTGAATAATAATAAGTTGGAGGAAGTACATCTTGGTTGTGTCCTTGGTCAATTGAACTTGCATCATAGTCCATTTTTATTTCACTGCCGTCCCAGTTCTGATATTCATATTGTTTGTGATTTAATTTACCATAACGATTTAACCAGCTAATGCTCCCTTGTTGCCCTGTGCCAATTAAAAAGTCTACCATTTTTGCTCTATGTTGTTTTGCCGCGGCGTTCATGCAAATAAATTTTTTAGTAATAGTTGAGTGTGCTTTTGGTTGTTTAATAGATTTATTAGAATAATATTGTTGTGTTCTTTTTAACAATCCTAAAGGCCATGCAATAGGTGTTAACGGGGAACTCCTACGACTTGTACCAGCAAACCAACGATCAATATTATCTTTTAAATTTGCATCTGCCATGACTAGAAAAATACTGTCTTTGGACCATTCTGTGTTAAGTTCTTCATTAAGTGCAGTTAAAAAATAATCTTTCTGATTAAAATGCACTTCACCTTCGTAAGTGTACAACAAAACAACATTGTATTGATCTTTGAATTTTTGATTTTCTTTTAACCATTTACCCGCTGATCTAACATGACCGTCAATAGTTGAGTTGTTGTGATCAAAAGAGTTTAAATCAAATGTTTTTAATTCTTTCATAGTATTAATCCTTACTTGTATTTAACCATAACATTAATTTGTCAAAATATCTATCTTTTTCTAATTTTAAAAAGTGTTCTTGGTTATATACTAAATTATCAAATATTTTAATGTATTCTTTATGTAATGTTTCTATATCAAAAGCAAACAGTTTTCGTACACATTCCATGGCTTGATCCATTCTGTCTGCAGAGTTTGAAGCCCAATCATATTTTTCATCTACCAAACAAAAACCATTAAATGTTTTGTAGCCAGTGTCTTGCAAATATTCCATAGTTCCTTTAGACCCAAACACAATAAACGGGTGCAGTTGTAGGATTGGTTGATAAACTTTCTCAGTTATAAACAATGGATCTCCTGGAAAACTATCACAAACAGTTTCATTAATTATACTGCAATAACTGTCAAGGTAATGTTGTTTTTGCATACGTCTTTGATTTAAATCTGTGCCTATAGTTTCTGCTGTTTCATCAAGCACAATTGGTGTTTGTGCTAAAAACTCTTTCATGTCTTGCTCAGCAGTAGCAAGTACATTTTCGTCTTTGGTAAAATCTGTTATATTTGTTGGAACACCAGGTGTGAAGTATCTATTTAAAAAACTGATGTAACCTTGTTTATCATATCCTTTTTTATAAAGTTGGCTGACAACAAATATTCTGTGTGGTCTAGGATTAGCATTTCTACAAACAATACGTTTTGATCTATGTTCTTCAAAGTTAACTTCTGATGGATGCACTATTTCATTGTTGGGATTAATTTCTTTCATTCTGTTTTTACTGAAATACATTCTGTTAGTTTCAACCCAATAGTTCAATTCAAATATGTTCATGCCAAATGTTTTTAGTTTAGAATCTATTTTTTTCTTTTTGCAATAATATTTAAAATTTTCTTGTATTCTTAGATCTCCAAAAACCATGTAAACTTTTTCTTCTGGTATACCTTTATCATTTAGAGTGTAAAGAATATCGTCAATAAATCTAGGCATACTCAAATGAAATCCTTCACTTGGAAACCATAACAATATTTTGACATTTGGCTCCATACGTATTGCTCTCATATAATCTTCATCTATGTAATGAAAAACATTTTCATAAAAGAAACTCAAGTCAATCCATTCAGGTTGTATATGAAACCAGAATGTTTCAGTGCTTTTTTGTGCATGATCTAAATTGCATTTGTTAATTGTTACATTACCGTGTTCTAATAGTTCTTCAAGATATTCGTATTTGACGTTGCCATAATTTTTAAAATGTTCTGGGGTTCTTTTCCAAAAAGGAATACAATTAGGTAGATAACCTTTTTGCTCGTCATGTGTTTGATAAAGTAAATTAATATGCATTATTGTACTAACCATTGTTTGACCACTTGTTCGGCAAAGGCCCGATGGCATTCTGTTGACGGATGACCTACCATTGTTTTCTTTCCTTCTATCATAGCCCAACCCTGTGGTGGGGTATTAATATGATCCTCGTGTATTGCTCCAGTAAATCCATAATCAATACCCCATTCGGATAAGCCTTTGTTTTGATCATGAAACCAAAACTGTGACCAATCAATACTGTTATACCAAAAAGTAAGTTCAGTATCATTATTAATTATTTGTTTTCTTCTATTACCAAGCTCTTTCATCCAGAAAAAGATTCTATATTTAATATTTTGTTGCTGACACACTGTTTGAAAGTTTTTAATACTGCTTAATGTTCTAATTATTTGATGTGTTTCATTATAGCAATATTTCATGTAACTTTCAATGGGTTTTGCAACTCTTGGATCAATATTTTTAGCCCATTCAATATCGCCAGTGCTTTTTAACCATGTATAATTTTTTGTTTTAACAACAGCATCTGATTCAAAATCTATAAGGTCGTCACTGATTAATTCATATCTGTCTATTCCAGAAATTTGAAGTATTGCATAATCTGGATCATGTTCGTATATAGCACGTATGATATTTCTAGTGTTCATTTCGTTGCCACCACCACCTTCAGCAACATTAATTAAATTATATTGATCTTTGAGATAGTTAGCCCAACTGTCTGGTGCATGTGTAAAACTACAACCTGATGTTACTATTTTCATTTTACTAGTCCGTTAAGTATATTTTGAATTGTTTGTTGTGCATTGTTTTTTAATGTATTTAAGTTGTGTTCACAGATTGGTTTTATTAAACCATATTCAGATGTTTTGGTAGCCTGTAGCAAAGACAATGCCGCTTGTTTTAATCTATCCTTGTGATCTTTAGCAAAATCATAATTTTCACTCCAATGATTACTGAATGTTTCATATCCTTTTTTTCTTAAGTTATTTAAAAAAAATGGAGTACTTGCAACAATAAAACCATGTTTGTTTGCTATTGCTCTGTATATTTTTTCAGTTGGATGAAATTCTTGATTGTGTTCAAAGTGTGTTTCAGCAACTAAACTTAAATTGGTAATTTTATACAGTCTTAAATCGTAAGGATATCCAATGTAGTGATTGTTTTTAATTTCAATATCGTCTGGGCTTTCAACTACACCAAACAAACTACAAACACCTTCATCTGCAACGCCAAGTCTTTTCAATTCTTCATATAATGGTTTTCTATTTCCTTTATTGGCTTTGCCTCCTAAAAATAGATATCTTAAATTTGATCCTATGTGTGTATCAACAACTTCACATTGTTTTTCTATAAACAATCTATGATAAGCATCAAGTTCAAATTGATCAATAATAATATTTTTTCTTCCTGACGCAAAATGATCAAAACTGCTCAAACTAAAAATAGTAATATCTTGTGTAGACTTTAAACTTTCAAATTGTATTTTTAAATACTCATCATGCGGATAAGGATGTTCTCTTATATAAGAATACAATATTGGTTTTGTTATTCCTTCAAATACTGGTACTGGTTCGCTAGTTGCTATAGCAACATAATCTGCACTGTTAATATCAGTCACATATTCAACATTGATAAATCTAGTTACAGATTCTAAATCATAGTAATACTTTGGATGTTTATATATTTTCACTTTGTATCCATGGTTCTATAACAGATATAGCAAACAAATATTGGTATTCTGATGCAGGATGTCCGCCAGGCATTTCATTATCACCACGATCCTTGCACCATTCTTTAAGACCACTTTTTCCGTTGTACATCCACCAACAATCTTTATCAATTAACTTTTCTAAATGTTTTGTCATAGGATATGCTGTGTGAAATAAATCATGATCCCATGCTTTAAAGTTTAGTAATTCAATATCACGATTCGCACATAGTTCTTGTATTAACAATATTGATTCTAGTGTTTTCATCATTTGATTTTCTCTAGTGTGGTATGTCTTAATATAATCTTTGACCATTTTGTTAACGATATCACTGTCAGTTTCCCACGTGTCATATCCGCCACCTGGTTTTATAAAACTACCTCTAGTGTCGCAGTGCCATTCGCCTGTGAGTATTTGATTTGTGAATCCAGCATGTGTTTTCATTTTATCATATATTTCTAAGTATAATGGATGTTCTTGATTGACATACAAACTGAATCTGTTGGGATCACTCCAGCCAACTGCTACATGTGTTGGTTTATATTTCTCAATACCTTTAATTAAATTTCTTGCTATCAGTTCATTGTCACTGGCCATTTCTGCAACTACTTTAGTGTCAGCAATCCATTTTTTTATATGATTAGGCCATGCAACATTTGATTCCATTAAGTGAGCAGTAAAACTGTCACCACCTGCTAATAAAACATTTTCATCATTAAAATCAATTGTGGTCATATTTAAATTCTTCTATTTCTAATGCTCTTTTTTTGTTGTATTCTAGTTTGTGTTTAACACTTGCAAATTTTTCATTTACTTGATTTATTGGTGTATTACAAAATTTTAATATTTCATCTTTGACACTATTATTATAATCAAATATTTCGTTGTACAATTTGAATCCATTGTCTAATAATGTGTTATAGTAGTCTTGTGCGTTACCTACTCCCCAGTATAAAAACAGTTGATAATTCAATATAGGCTTCCATGTTTTTTCAGTCATAAACACTGTGTCATCTTCGTGTGTTTCATTTATAATATTCAAATATGCATCATTCATAAAGTCTGGTACAACTTTATCTGAAAAGCCTAATGTTTCTTGATTTTTATCAAGCAGTATAGGTTCTATGTTTTGATCAGTTGTGTTATAGTTACCAACCAAACTGATATAATTGTGCATGAGATTGTGCTGTTTACAAAAGTTTATAAACTCTATGCGTTTGGGTTTAATAGCACCATTTAAACTAATAAAATGTTTTGATCTAGATGCATTGTAATTAACACTATCATGTTTTTTTTGTTCCTGTAAGAAATAAAAACCATAACTGTTTCTATGTCCAATACGTATGTTATCTCCTGCCCAGTTTTTATATAAATTATCAAAATTAAATGAACCGTGTATCATTTCAACATCGTTTGAGTCAACATTATATTTTTCAAGTGCTTTGTGTATATAATCAAACACAGTAATATCTTCCGTAGACGATGGACCAGGCACATCTCCTTCTGCTAATTCTATTATTTTAATTCTGGTACCAGGTTCATATTTTTTCAAAAAATGCATATCAATAGCCTTACCAGATACCAAATTTGGTTTGTTGTTTGATATTGTGTGTCTATAAAAAGGATAATCAAATATTATCATTAAAAAATATACCTTTTAATTGTTCATTTGTTTTATGAAATCTATTGAATAAATTGGTTTGATTATATATTGCAGTAGCAAAACAATCAACAGGTATACCTTTTTTACAAAGTTTTTCTACACTGTCAATTGCTTTTACCATTCTTAATTCTGTATCAAGTTCTTGATCATATGATTCATCTATGTATGGTTCAAAGGTTTTATAACCAAACAGTTTTAATTGTTCTAAGTATTTTGGTGTACTCAACACAACAAAAGGATGACAGTTACCAATTGCTTTTACTAATTTTTCAGTTATAAAAAATTCTGGATTACAACTATCATGTCCGCTGTGTGTTTCACTAATTAAACTCATGTGTGTATCCATATACAGTTGTTTGTTGTACGGATACCCGCTAAAGTGTTTTCCATAGTTTTGTTGAGTATCTGCATTGTCATGACTTTGTGGCCACCACTCACAAAACTTTTTCCAATCTTTTTCGTTAATAATATCTTTGACTAAATGATAGTAATCGTTTTTATCAGGATAGTGTTTTGTGTCTTCATCAGTACGCAACAAGTTAATAACACCATTATCAATTAATCTTTTATTCCATAAATGAACCACATGACGCAATCTCATGTACTTGTTTGGTTTACCGTTCATATCTAAAAAAGTACGCTGTGCTTTTTTTGTTAATGCATCTGCAGGATAACAAACATCAATATTGTTAACTAAATGTCTAAAAACAAAATCATATTCAAAGTAAGGTACTTGTATGATGTTTAAAGAATATTTGTTAAGATATTCTAAATGACTTGGATCGCTGTTATAAAAATAATAAAATTGTTTTGGATCAATACCATATCTATCAACACCGTCACAGGCTATACGACTTTGCATGACAACATGATCATCATGCCCAAAAGGTATCTCACGCAAGTAACATATTGCCAGTTTGGCTTGACCACTTTTTAGATAAGGCAATGCTTGTTGCATTGCATCTGTTTGCCACAAATCATCTATACCTGATCCATAACAGGCAACTTCAAACCAAAAAGGATCGTCACCCGGATCACTGTCGTAATCAATATTGTTACTTGGATATTGTATCAGTCTTGACACAGACTCAAGTTCTTCATACTGACATGGATTAAGTTTTTTGATTATCATAGTTAAATTGTTTTTAATGCAGGTAAAACAACTTGCTCTGCATAATTTTTATGTTGTGTGACAGTTGGATGCTCACCTTGATCAAGATCATGCTGTGTTAAATCAGTATGTTTGACACACCAATCACCTAATGGTTCTAACCAAACAGTATCTTGTTTTAAAACTTTGTTGTATAATTCTTTACTATACGTTGACATCTTATAATTTTCCAATTCAGTTTTCCACCAAAACATTATGTTTTTTATTTTTTTACTATTACAATAATACTGTACTCTGAGGATATTTTCAAGAGATTCTACAAGAGATTGCTCCTCTGAATAGAAATATTTGGCATATGGTTTCACAAACTTGTCATGTATTAAATTACTAGAGCCTGGCTTGTCTATGTTATTTCCACCGGTTTTAACCCAGAATTCCTGCTGTTTAACAGCATCTTTGTCTAATTGTGTATAATCACCTGCCCAATCTGGCCAATCGCTTTGTGTTAGCTCTTTGTACAATATATGTTGTGAATCAATATAATAACTTTTACGATGAATACCACTCCATTGACATACCAATAATATTTGATCATTGTGTTGATCCATTTCATGTATAACAGATCTGGCTATGTAATCATTACCAGATGCACATGATCCTACATTAATCAAATGATGATGTTTGGCAACTTCACCTGCCCATGTCATGTCATTGTTGTATGTAAAAGAACAACCGCCAGCAATTATTTTATTCAACATATTCCTTACTACCTGGGTTGGCTCCTTGTGGTTTTATTACCCATCCCTCTTTTTTAGCACGTTGTTCAAGTTCTTGTTTGTGCAACGAACCTTTGGTAGCATCACCATCAAACAAGCCTACAGGATTTATTTCAGTTTCTGGTATATTCACAAACCATTTTTGTAGTTCAGCATGTTTAAAAGTTTCTAAAAAATTTTTGTTTCTTCTTTGATCGTATTGTGTGTAAAAAGTTTTAAAGTCTCTGTGTCTAGTGATCTCACTTGATGTGTAAGCATGACCTGTTTTGATAACTCTGGTATATTCAATTAATCGTTTTATACCATCTATTTCCATGTCATGCACTAATGGATTCGTATGATTGTCTTCTATCCATTTTTCTAATGCATTAGCACGTTCATTTCTTATTTCAATTGGTAGTGTTACTATGCTTTGAAAACTTGGAAATCTTAAAATATTAAAACTCATTGTAGGAAAGTGTTTTCCATATTGTTGTTTGAGTTTGACCATTTCGTCCATAAACTCAGGAAGACTAAACAAGCACAGTGCATTGATAGTCATCATCATGTGAAACTCTCGCACATTGCCTTCTTGTAAAAACATATGAATATTCTTTAACCATGTTTCCCATTCTAATCCATCTCTTATGTATTCTGCCTGAGCACCATAACTTTCATTTGATGTATATAGATCAAAATTTTTAAAACTGTGTGTAGCATCAACTAGTCGTTTCATTAGTTCTGGTTTAGCACCCAAGTTAGAATTTACACTGAATCTCACATCACATTCTGGATTGTTTTTCCACCAATCAATTAATCTCCAAAAGTCTTGGCTCATAGTTGCTTCACCGCCTGTGACTCTTAATTCTTCTAATGTATCTTTAAGTTCCATATCCCACCATTTAAAAAATGCATCTATGTATGGATTGCCTTCATTCTTTTTCCCATACTTCATTGCCCATGAGCCATCTTGTTGAAATGCTCTTGCACCATCTGAAACTAAATTTTGATAAGCACCATTTTTCTTAATATCGTTCTGCCATTGCGTAGAGAAACTTGCGTTACAATAACTACAAGCAAAGTTACAGTTGGCATCAAAGGCTATTTCTAATGTTTTTAATGGAACATCATCTGTATAACTGTATTTGGTTTTACAGAGATCTAAATCTTCTTCTTTGTATATAACACTTTTGTAAGTTCTATCCGAAACATATTCTTTTCCTAGGTCTTCAACTTTCCAACAATACTCACACTCTTTGGGTCTTTCACCATCTAACATCTGTTTACGTACCATTTTTTTATAACTGGTGTTGTGTATGGCTTTAGGATTAGCCAATACTTCTTCTAAAGGTATTTTGTGTGCAGGCGGGTGATGACAACTTGCAGTGGATCCTGAGTTTAACCATATAGTAGAATTGTACCATTTGGCTCCACAGAAACTGGGTGATATTTTATCTATTGTTCTATCACGCCACTGTTGATATGATTCGTTTTTGTTTTTGCTTATTCCCATTATAACTTCTCTAATAAATCAAAAAATATTATTCCAATATATGTACAAAATAAAAATATTATACAAAAAATCAACAGAATACGAGTCTTAAGTTCAACATTTTTCATTTTTTTATCCTATTTAAATTGATCAGCATTAGGTGTATTTGATGCTAAATCATTTAAAAAATTGTCTTTAGTTTTTGGTTTCCTACTTCTTTTTCTTCTTTTTTTATTTTTTTTATTAAGTTTATTTTCTTTTGAATTACCTAATAGTTCTTTAAGTTTTGTAAAAGACTCTTCGTCCATTCCTGCAAATATTCCACGTGGGTTTTTTCTTTTAGACGATTCCATTCCAAGGTCCGTTATAATTTTCTTCTTTATCTTTTTTCTTTTTAGTTTTTGAAACCAGCTTAAAGTTCAATAATTTTCTTTTGCCAGCACTGGTTACAACAACTGGTTGGCCATCTTCCATGGTGATTTCCTTAATGGTTTTTATACTGTTCCGGAATTTGCCAACTGCTATCTTGTCTCCAACGCTGATAGTTACTTTGTAGTTTTTCATTTGCCTCCTTATGGTGCTGAATTCTTGTATGGGTGACTTACAGGTAAACCGCCGGTCAGCCCCCACTTGTGGGCTAGGTAGCCTTCTGCTTTTTCTAACTCTGATATGTCAGTGCCGCCTGTGCCTGGAATGTTTGCCACAGCAAAGAACTCTGCCAGTTTGCCATCCAGTTCCTGTGATGATCTGTTTCTCATTAAACGTAACTCTTGGTTTGTTGATATTGAGTTAGTATAATCATTTACTGGCGTAAATGCATTTGACCCATCTACCCTAACACCAATCTGATTGCCTGTCTTGTTAAAGAAACAAGCAACTATATGATACGTGTTTTGTGTTAAACTTTTTGAATTCCATATCTCTAGGTTACCAATTGTAGTACTAATTCTGTTAGAACTCAACCCATCTAGGTCTAGTTCTCCAGGCCAGGTGTTGTTGCTGGCTCCAGAACTTATAGCATAATCTCTTTTTGGTGATTGGTTTGTTTCATAACTCCACAAACTATCTTGCGTACTGTTTGTGCCTTCAAATCTAAACACACCAATTGCCCAGTGATTGCCACCGCTGGCTTGTGCTAGATAACTTGTGCTTTGCAGGTATTCAGCACTGCCGTTAAAGTCAAACACATTCAACCCGTTCTGGGTACTGCCCACAGTTGGTGTTCCACCCACTGACATTGTGTAAGTGCCTGCTTTGTCGGTAACAGCCGTTAATGTTGAACCACTTGTGGTATAGTTAGCACTGTCACTGGCATCTATCCAAGCAACTGCTGTTATGGATGTGCTTGGATCCCAACTAGCGCCATCATTGATAGTAACTGTGGCACTTGTTGCCATCACTGGTCCTGTGATTGATCCTGTTCTCACATAAACTCTAAATGTTTCATTGCCTTCTGTGTCACCATCTGTTGCAATAGCAACACTGAAACTGCCACTGTTGCTGTTGACTGTGAAACTGCCACTAGTTGCTGTAAAGTCTGCATCTTCTCTTGGTGGATAGTTTGCCACTGTCCAATACAGTGTGGTAGAGTCAGCCACATTGGTTGTGGCCACTGTGAATGAAACTGAATTGCCTTCTGTTACTGTGGATGAATCTTCTGTGATTGCGTATGTTGGTGCACTGGAATCTGTAGTGTTGATCAATTTAGCACCACCGCTTACAATTACTCCTTTTGCTGTAAGATTTACCATTATCTAAACCTTAACCCTCTCATTTTAACACCACCAGACATTTTCACTTGTGATGATGTGTCATTGATAGTTAAACTAAAAGCACGATCTTCATTATCAAATCCATTGTCAGCTCTCACTGTAAAGTTGTAAGTTTGTCCACCTTCTGAAGATGATGGTGTGCCAGACAATGTACCATTACTATCTAATGTGAAACTTGCTGGTATTGATCCACTCTGTATTGAATGTGTTACTGTGTGTAGTGATTCATTGGCCGCATTTGTAAATGCTGATGAAAGATCAAAACTAGCAGGAGTGCTTTCATTTACACTGCCTATTGATCCTGCACTTGTTGTCCAAGTTTTTGTGTAATCTTGATATGGCTGATATGCTCTGTGTAAATTTGTTAAACCATCTCCCCAATCAACTATGTCGTTGTCTCTGTCATTGGTTTGAATAAAGTTTTGTGCAGACTGCTGATTTGCTGATGTTGTTACAGCACCAAATGTTGATGAATCTGTATCTAGATAACAAGCAATCAATCCAGCAATTTGTGGTGATGCCATTGATGTTCCATTTAATTTATTATAATAATAACCAGTTGAAGCCAACTGCTGTGCTGAACCTTTGTTGATATAAGAACTCATAATGTAATTACCCGGAGCCCAAGTTATGTTTGGTGTTCCGTAGTTTGAATAACTTGCTTTGTTTTTTAAATTATCACAAGCCTGAACACTGATATCATACCTTGTTGCAGTTGTTGGATCTAACCAAGCATTACCTGGAGATTGTCCATTATTAGTTGCTTGAAAATAAACTGTGTTTCCGTAACTGCCTCCTGGAGGAGCACCTGGTGTTCCTGCTCTTGGGTTTGTTCCATGTATAGCAGGATCATGTGCTGATGCATCTTCTTTGTAAATTTTTTCATTGATACCGTATCCCATGTCATTGTTTGCATCAAAGAAATACCAGTATCCTGAATTCCAGCCAGCTTCTGTTGTGTCATAAATTCTGTCATTGTCATTGCCCGCTGAACACACAACAACTATACCTGCATTGACCATGTTTTGAACCAGCGTGTCATATGAACTTGATCTTGTCATATGCCATTCAGCATTGTTGGGATCCCATGCCACTGTTGAGAAAAAGTGATCTGGATGATTAGGTGGAAAGTATGTTGCTATTGCCCAACTCATGTTTACCACTGTGGGTCTGCCTGTGCCTTTTGAATTGTGCCATGCAGTTATATAACCCATTGATGATGCATTATATCCATGTGACAACCCACCTAAGTTTGTTGTAAATGAATATATCTGTGCATCTCTGGCCCAGCCCTGTGTTCTACCTGCAGAGATACCTGCACAGTGAGTTCCGTGACCATCTGGATCTGTGTAAAAACTTACGCCTTGTGTTCCACCCCATGAAATTTGATTTATTCTTGATGTTGTGTTTGATGACAAGTCATTAAATTCTGGGTGACCAACTACAATACCTGTGTCCATAATTACCACATCAACATTTGCACCTGTTTGATTGTATGTAAATGTTGTTGACAGCGTTGTACTGTCTTGTGTCATAGCCGCAAGTCCCCAATTGTGATGTGCAGTACTTACAGTTGATGTTGTGTCTGGATTTATTGTAGTTGAAGCATCTGTTTGAAATCTCAATTTATTTTCATAATCTTCACTGTTAGCACCTGCAAGTTTTCCTGAAGTTAACCATGTGTCAAACTGTGGTCTTCCTGTCATTTCAACTCTGATTACTTCTGGGATTGTGTCATCAATGATAGTGACACCGTCTGCAATTAGTTCAGCAATCAACTGTTCTTTTGATATTACTTTTGTGTTTGGTATCAGCAGTGCTCTCATTTGTTAAACCTTTAAATTAAAAATTTTTGTTCTTTGTAAAACTCTTCAAATTCAGGAAAAGTTTTACTAAAGTTTTTATTGCGTCTACGATCATATTCGTCAATAAATCTAACAAAATCTTTTCTTACTTGTTGTATATTTAACCTTTCTCCTGGATTTGGACCTGCAACAACATAGTCTTGAAATCTTTTCAGTTTGGCAATTTCAAAGTCAAAAAAGCCTTTATATGCATTTGTATGAGTTTCTGCATTTGCATTCATTACATCTAATGCTTTATCAAGCATACGAGCATTGTTGCTTGACCCCACAACACCACTCAAATAACTAGGGTGTCTTAGAATAGCAGTGTCAATTGTAATTGGTACACGTCTTTCGTTGCTGTAAAATTGTGTTTTTAATGGCGCTATTAGTTCTAACAGTTTGTATAATTTTGGTAAACTCAATAATCCTGTAGTACACATAACAGTGACTTTAGTTAATGGTAGTTCTTCCAAGACTCTACAAATATTATCATACCATTGATTAAAATTTAATCCGTCTCTGATATATTCTGCTTGTTCTCCATAAGTATCAACACTGGTATACAATCTAGTCAATCCAATCTTTCCATCTTGTGTAATACGTTTCATTTTTTCAATGTATTGATCAAATAGTTTGTCAGTTACACAACCGTTAGAATTAATTGCTAGTTCTAAATTGGGATTTGGATTGTCATTGATATAATCTAAAACCTTGAAAGTGTCTTTGCTCATTAAAGGTTCGCCACCTGTAATTCTAAAAACTTTTAAACTTTTATATAAGTCTGGCCACCATTTCCAAAATGCTTCCACATAAGGATTATGTTCTCTGTGTGGTATAGGAATTTTGTTTTCCATTTTTAACCAACTTAAATTATTAAATTGATCGCTAGTTGGATATGCACCTTGCATTTCTATTTCAGTCATCCAAGCACTGCTATATGCTGGTGAACAATACGAACATTTAAAATTACACACATTAGAAAAACTCACTTCAAGATATGTAGGATTTACATTTTCATCTCCTGACATTTTTGCAGTAGATTCTAAATGTGGTAATGCCCATGGCTCATGTGACTTACTGCTACGATCACTGTAATGTTGATCTCCTAAGTCTTCAACATTCCAGCAATACTGACATTCTTTGGGTCTTGTACCTTGCAACATTAACTTACGTTGTGATTTTTTAAATTCTGTATTGTGTAATGCACTGGGATTTGTTTTTAATTCTTCAAGTGGTACGTTGTGTGTTCTTGGGTGATGACAACTGTGTGTATGTCCGTACTGTAAATGTAATGTTGACTGATACCATTTGGCCAAACAAAAAGAAGGAGATACAGCGTTTAACTGATCTCTAGTTTTTTTAATTTTTTCAACTTCATCTGTCATTAAATCATTTTAAGAGCAGTTTCTGTAGTTTCGTTAACTCTGCGAGTCCACCCTTTTCCAAATGTAGAAAATGTACTTAAACTTTCGTAATACTTTTGTCTTTCTTTTTGATAGTCTTTAATTGCTTCATCAACACCACCTTGCTCTTCTACATAGTTTGCAAGTGCTTGTAAAGTCATGGGACCAATACCACCATCTGGTGTAGTACCAATCATTGTTTGCAAATATTTTGCCGCTCTTCCAGGTCCTGCATTTACACCAAAATCAAATATACATAAATCCAAACCTCCAGGTAAATCATCACCTTTTAGTTTATCCCAATAACCTTTTTTGTATATTGGTGCAACATCTTCAACTGTTAAATCTTTCATATCTTTTTTACCACCAAATTCTTCGTACACTCTTTTGGTAACACCTAAATTAGTTTCGCCACCTGGGTCTTTGGGATGATTTACATAACCACCTTCATGATGTAAAATGATTTCTAAACATTTTTTAAAATTATCTGCCATGTTTATTCTCCTACTCTTTCTAATTTTTTAACTCTACGTTTGTGTCTACCGCCTTCAAATTCTGTTGTAAAAAATGCTTTCACAATTTTTTTTGCTTGACTCATTGTCGTAAAGTCTGCTCCTAAACATAACACATTTGCATCATTATGCTTACGAGACATTTCTGCTTCTTTGGCTGTTCTACAAACCACAGCTCTGATATTTTTAAAACGATTTGCCGCAATACTAACACCGTAGCCAGAGCCACAAACCAATATACCATAATCATGTATATCAAAACTTTTACCAAACTCTTTTACCACATCTGGATAGTCAACTGATTGTCCAGATTCATGAGGTTTTAAATTTTGTATCACTGCTATGTCAAATTTAGTTGTATCTGCGTTGTCAGGACAAACCCAATCTAACAGTTTATGTTTCATTTCTAAACCTCTGTGATCAGACCCTAACAGCAAATCTATTGTTTTGTTTTTTGTCATATTGTTTTGTATATTATTCTACCTTCTGCATCATGCTCAGTAACTAAATTGCTTCTTGGTGGATTATGATAAACTTTTTTAAAGAACCTACTACCGGTCTCATCAAGTTCTGTTATAGGTATGTTAAGTTTTTTTCTTAAGGTATTTCCTAAATCAATTGTTGCATCAAGTAATTTATTTTCGTCCCATTTATAATTTGATTTAACACAGTAATTGGTATCACCAACAAACTTTGGCATCACTTCATTTTCAAAGTATTCAGTGTGCCAATTAAAATCTCTAACATTAACATGATTAAAATTTGGATCTAAATTTGTTAGATAACAACCAAGTCTAGTACCATACATGGCCCATAAACCATTTTCAACATCTCTACCAATGTTACTCCACACTAGCAATCTATGAAAATTTTTATCGTGTAAACTGTGTTCAAAGTTATCTGGATCAACTTTGTAGCCTCTGTCTAAACTCATTTTAACACCTTCTCTAAATCCTGCTCTGTAAGCCTGATAAGGTGTTGCATTGTTCATAACATGACTGAATGCTTCATTGAATTGTATGTAATTTAAATCCCAACAAAAGTCAACTTGCGATCCTTCGTCTTCTGCAATTTCATGTGTTTTCATATCTAACACATATTGCACAGGCCAGCATTTGATTCCACCGTTGCCATATATCAAACCATTAATACTGTTGATACCACTCCAACTGATTACCGATGTTTCTAAATCAACATCTGCTTGAGAAAAATCAATCACAGTTTCAAAAAATTTAGGATTAACAATATTGTCACCATCAACACTGATAAATCTTTCTGTTTCAGAAGCAGAAGCACAGGCTTTGTGTGCCGCATCAGAACCAAATACTCCGTGTGTTCGTTTGGCCCATGGACATATATTTTTCAAATTGGCCCAATTTTCTTCCATGTTAGGTTCGTCAAAACTAATATAAAAAATGTCTATATCTGTTACGTCTATTATTTTGTTACTCATATTTTCCACTCATGTTTTTCTTCAATGGCATATTGTGCCGCTTGAACATAGTCTTTATCTTCTTCAGACAACACTGACCAAAACTTGCTGATCTGTGTTGTTAAATTATACACTTCATCTGGATTTTTCAAATGATAATTTGTTTCCATCCAGTGCTGTAATGCATTCATTCTATCGTTAATTTTTTCTTTTAACATTATTCTATTTCTTTGTAGCAGTAATCATTATATACTCTTCTAGTTAAAACACAATGATTTTCTTTGTTGTTTGTTGAGTAATTTATAATCATTTCTTTATTTTTCAACAGTTCTACTATTGGTAATGCTACAAATAATATTCTATTGTGAGGATCATTGTCATAACACAACAAAAAATCTAAATGTGCAGTACCTTGTATATTTAAGTTCGCAAATTGTGTGTCATCTTTGATTCCGTGTTTTTCTAACAAATAAGAACGAAATGCACTGTTTAATTTAATAGTGAGTTGACTTTGTTTTTTGTTATTTTCAACTAGCAAGTCTGGATTTTGTACATTTTTTGGAATTTTATACAATCGTTCGTCAATTGAATTAACCAGCATATTAATTCTTTTCCTTGCCAAATGAAATGTACCACTTTCAGTTCTATCAATGTAAAAATCTGCTGTGCTTAATTTTCCTTCAATGAAATCTACTATTTTTTCATATTCAATTTCAATATAATGTTCAGATATATCAGGTTTGTTTCTCATAATACCTTTGATATCTCTAGATTCAAAATCAAAAACTATGTATCTATATTCCAAGTTTCTTCTCCAATTTTACAATCATTTCGTCAGTTAAAAAACTTTTTGTGTGATAATGAAATGGTAAAGTTTGTGTGTAATTACCAATAGTAAGTTCACAGTCTTTGCTAAAAAAACAACCTATGTGTTTGTTCCACTCTTCTGAGTAACTTTTATTCCAGTTTTGTAATTTGGTTTTCATGTGTACAAAAGTTGGGTACTGTAAATTTTTATTGATAACTTCATTTTCAATTCCTAAAATTTTAATAGCCAGTGCATATATAACATCAGCACTGACCCAGTTCTGTCTTGGTGGGTTTAAAAAATCTTCTTTGAACATGTTGTAATTTCTAAAAATGTATTCTACCAGTTTGAAAAATTCTTCAGTTAATGAACTTCCTCGTTTAAAATGAAAAAATGCTGTGTATATATTTGGTAATTGATTTGCTAAAAAAGTTCTACGATAATGTAAATCTTGTATTAGTTCACCTCTATAAGTGTAAACACCACCTGGTGCAGTTAAATCGTTTTGACAAATTTTGTCCCACCAGTGTCCAACATCTTTAGTAAACAACATGTCAGCATCTAAAATCACAGTGTCATCATATGGTGTAAAATAATAATACTTCCATTTGTTATGTACTTTCCAAGTTTCTAATTTGGCATCATCTTCCCATGGGATATCTATAATGTTATCAAAAACAATTTTATATTTTTCTGGTATTACAGTGTCTTTGTCAACAGCAATAGATAACTTTCTCACAGTTTTTTGACTTTGTGCAATACTCATAGCCAGTGCGTATGCCATTCGCACATAGTCATGATTACCGTTTTGTACTATTGCTAGGTATCCTTTAGATGACATTGTTTACCTCTATTATTTTATCTGCTAATCTATTGAGAGCAAATTTATTCATTATATGTACATTAGTGTTTTTCATTTTACAAGCCAAATATGTACCAGGTTGATCTGGTTTATCTAATAATAATTTAAAACTGTTTTTCTCTGGTATATCAATCAAATCATCTATACTGTGTGAATGTTGTAAAAATGGTATTGGTAATTTTGATATAAATTTATTTGCTGTTTTACCATTGAACAAATGTACTGCTATTGAAAAAGCAAAGTCATTTCTAAACGTAGGATACTCAATATTGTAAACCAATCTATAGTAGTCCCAGTTGAGTTTTACATCTGTTACTATATCAAAAAACAATTCAGTTTCTTTACTTTTTCTAAAAAAGAAAGCAGTAGCCCAATGAAAAATTGGTCCTTGGTCAGAAATATATTTGAATTCATCATATGATCTAGTTGATAAAATATCTTTAGACGTTGAATTGATTTGTAAATCGTAATTTAAATCCCAACATTGATCTAACAAATTATTACAAATTAAATAGTCAACGTCAATTACTAGTGTTTCATCGTAGGGTGTCAAGTGATAACATTCATGACGATTGATATTGTAAAACGTTTCAATGACATTGCTGTATCTTGTGTCTGAATATCTTTTGTTATTTTTAACCAATCTTCTTTTGACAACTACAATGTTATCAATAATTTTAGAAACTGTTTCTTCTGGATAACTTTTGTACAACCATTCTTTTGTGCCTGTGTCTGTGATTAATGTGATATGATTGTTTTTCATATTACTTTTAATCAAACAAGCATTTGCCAAAGCAATTTTGCCATAGTCTATGTGTCTGTTGTTGTGTGCGAATAGTAATATTCCACGTGACATGTTATTCAACCAATGCTTTTACTTTTCTTTTTTGTGCAAGTTCTTGATAACTTCTAAAATATTCATTTACTGATTCAAAATATCTTGAGTGCAGTTTTGTTTGAAAATCTTTTAAATCTGTGATTTCAATAGGTGTTTTGTTTGAATCAAGTACACACATTGATTCTTTACCATCAGTAATAAATGAATTCACAAATGAAATTAACGATTCGTTAATGTAAAATAACCCACCATTGTAGGCAAAGTTTAATTGTGCTTCACACTGGTCTTGCAGTTTTGCTTTTTGATTTGACAGTGTTTGTCTATAGTTTGCAAAAGACAGTGCATTTTCTAGTTTTTCATTACTCATAAAAAAAGCCCTTCTGTTATATTTAATTATAACTGAAGGGCTTTATAATGTCAATACTTAATTTATAAATTATAAACCAGTTGTTGTAGTAAATGTTGGGTTTGCAACTTGTACATAAGAGGCATTATCTGCCTTTGTAAATGTAATAGTTGAAGTTAAAGTACCATCTACTGAATCAGCACCTGTCCAAGCACCGCCTTCATTTGGAGCAGTACCTAAACCGCCACCAGTGTATGTACCAGTTTGAGCGGCATGGTCATCATTAAAGTTAAGTGTAAATGTGATTGTGCCTGCACTGTCATAACTTGCTGTACCTGTTAGATCGTTAAGTGAATATACACCTGATCCTACATCACTTGTAAGGAACGTTTGAGCTGAACCTGTTAAGTCATAGAAACCAATTGAAGTACCACCAGCTGTTGCTGTAGTATCACTTGGACCAAAGCTCACAGAACCAATACCTGAAAGTAGGTTAGTCCATGATGTGTTTTGATCGTTTGTTGATCCACCTGATCTTGAAAATGCCATTGTAATTCTTCCACCTGAGTTGAAGAAGTATCTAGCCGCGTTTGCTGATGCAAAAGCAACTGTGAATGCGTGTGTAACTGTGCCAGTCCATGCAGTTGTTCTTGTTGAAGTAACACCTGCTACGCCTGTTGATAAGTTACCACCTGCGGCAGTTAATCTGTTTGTGTTGATTGTTGTAATATCAGTTCCCAAATTTGATAATGGTAATATGTTACCACCTGTTGAAACTGTGTTTGAAGCATTGGTAATAGTTGAACCTTGATGGTTGGCCGCTGTCTGTAAACCAGATAGCAAAGAATTCCATTGTGCCGCTGTGATTGTTGCTCCTGCCGCCACTGTAGAAATCTCTGTTAAGCCATAACCACTGTCGCCTGAACCTGTACCAATCACTGTGTTGATATCACCGATGAATGAGTTATAGTCACTCGCGGTAATTGTATCACCTTGTTGATAAGCCATTTTATTTTACTCCTATTGCAATAGTTATTTTTTCGACTTCTTGAGAAGTTTTATTAGTTAGAGCCCTACCAATTATAGTTTTCCAACTATCCGTTGAGTCGGCACGAACAGCAACTCCTGGAATATCACTGCTGACCAACCTGTCACCTTTTGCTACTGGTCCTTGTACTAGACATGGAACCCTTCCGGAAAACGCAACAAAAGGAAATTTTTCGTCATCTTGTTCTACGTCATTCATTCTAAATGCTGGCGCAGTTGAGATAACACCAAATACGTTTTCATCTGCTCTTTCGGCAGTTTTTGTAATTTCTTCAGCACCGCCTAATGCAACTACCATACCAGGCTCCATGGAGATATCTGCATGATATCTTTCTGCTATATCACCGTATTGTGCTGATGTAGATACACCATATATGGTTGCGTATCTTTGTGTGTTTGAACCTAAATTAACTGATGCATTTGATGATGGTCTAATATCACCAACATGATCTTGTGCTGTTGATTTTGTTAAAATTAAAATTGCATCACTGTCATATGATACTGATGAGTTTGATGCATCTTGTATGCCAAGTGCCTCATCAGCCAATGGTGCTGTTGCCGCCGGATCTAAGAAACCGTCTCTGATATTTAAACCTGCTTGGATTGAATTTGATCCTGCGCCTGCTGTTGTTACAGAGAAGTTATTATAGATATCGTATTCTAATTTTGATGAATCTGCAATGTTGGCAGTTTGAGCACTGATATCAAATGATGCTGGAGAAAACAGTGCAACAACTTCTTCATTGCCTGCTCCATCTGTTGATACAACTGCTGTCACATCAACTTCTGCATTTGAGTTTGATGTAAATCCATTTTGTCTTGCCGTTGTTGCCCAAGAATTGTTTCCAATTTTTAGTGTTACTGCTGTGCTTCTTGTTTTTGATGAAGCCATTGCAGTTGAAACAAACGCAGTACCATTGTAAATTTTGAATGTATCACTTGCGGTGTCTAACCACATAGTACCTGCTGTTGGTGACGATGGCGCAGAACTGTCTACAGTTACCTGTATTCTGTTCCATGTTGTATCGTAAACTTTTAAAATATTTTCTGTAGTGTCATACCATAATTGGCCTTCAAGAGGGGAAGTTGGATTAGATGTGTTGGCTTGATTTTCCAACATTTTAACCAAGTCTTCAGCAATTAATTCACCATAACCTGTGTAATTTTTACCAATTAGAGTAATGCCACCTACGACCTGAGTTGTACCCGGTGTAACTGTTGTTACCACAGATCCTCTACTGTTATTAATTGTGTATGACATTATACTTCTTTACTCCTAACTTTATTTATTAATATTAGCATATTACTACTGCATTTGCACCCGAATTGTGTAAATTATTTCAATTTGACGGTTTGTACTCTTTTGCACTGGGTGAAAAATCACATGAGAAAGCATTAAACTCTGCTCGATGTCAATAGTTCCAGTGCTAGTATTTTGATAGTACGCAAATAAACCAAGTTCATCAAATACATAACTTGAGTCATTTGTTGCATTGTCAGTAGCATCTTGACCTGTGGGCTCACCAAAGTCAAGTAAACATTTAACTTTTAAATCAGTATAAGCACCTGTTGATGCTATTACTTCAATATTGTTGTTTGGGTCACCACTTTGTACAGTTGTTGTAGACGATGGTTTAGCAACAACTTTAGAATACGTTCTGTTGTATAAATCTGCAGAAGTATCTTTTGAAGTACTTGTATTAGTACTTTTGTACTTGATAGCACCCGTTGATAATACGTCAGAACCACCATTACCAAAACCCATATGGTATATACCAGAATCGTTAAGTGTGTGATGTGACAGTGCTGAAGCAATCACAAACGCCATGTTTCCGTGATGAATAGCGTTTTTCTTGTCCACTAGCACTTCGCCTGTGGTTTTGTCTGTGATCAGTATATGACCTTCAACCTTAACAGTGCCGGTTTCATTTGGTTTTTTGTTATCTTGTGTTTCTGACATTTTGTTATATTATCCTATAGTGTTATTTATTGTCAAGATTAAAATAGTATTTAACATCATTTTAGTAGAAATCATTCCAAGTAGTACCATTGTATCCTTGGTGTTTGTTGACTGTGGTATTATAAACCATCATTCCTGCTGTAGGACTGCTGATTGCATCACGTTGTGTTGTGGTCATGCTTGCCACTTGTATTGCATTAGTAAAAGTTGCTAAACCGTCAGCTTTTACAGAAAATACATCACTGTAAGTACCTGCATTAACCAACCCTAAAACAAATTTACCTGTGTTGTCAGCACCATCTCTAACAGTACTGATCAAACCAATTGTTTCGTTGTTTGATGTATCATCTTGAATTCTGAAAACAATAGCACCACCAAATCCGTCACTCATGTCCGAAGCATTTTTACCTTGTATAGCCAATGCATTGTATGGTTGTGTGTCATTAAACTCTCTAGTGAACTGTGGTGTTTCAAATGGATTCACTGTGTTAGTAGTTGACGTAATTCTTGCTGTGGTTATTGCTGATATGTTTGCTGATGAAACATTTAGTAAACTGTTGCTGTTTAAATCAATATCACTTGTTGCTGTGTTTTGTACATATAAACTTAAATCTGCTGGAGTATATGTAAACACACCTGTTGAATTATTGTAAGCAACACTACCATCACCTGATGCTGTGCCTTCTGCACCTACTGATATACTAGTTCTGGCTCTAGCATCTGTGTAATATAAATTTGTACCTTCATTTAAATCTGTTGTAGTGTTGGCAGATAAATCTGTGGTATCAACGTCAGTTGACACAATCCAACTGCTACCGTTGTATTTTAAAATAGAATTTGTTGTAACACCAGTTGTATCAACATCTGACAATTGATTAATAGTGTTAGCACTGATATCAGTTGTGTTGATATCTGCTTGAAGTTCAAATCTTGAATTTGCTGTTACATATTTTAATATGTCTCCGTTAGATGGAGATGTTGCAACAACATCTGCTAAATCGTTTATTGATGCTTGAGCAATTCTGTCATCGGCTCTAGTATCTGTGTAATATAAATTTGTTTGTTCTGGTATGTCTGCTGTTGATACTTGATTAGTACCTGTACCAAAATCTATGTGTGTATCGTTTACAGCATTTATGGCAATGTTTGATACTGCGATGTTTGCCACTCTTGTATCAACTCTAGCATCAGTATAATATAAATTTGTGCCTTCAACTAGATTTGTAGTTGTTTGATTTACAAGAGTTACTCCTTCTGTAGAGGATAAATTTACAATTGAATTTGCTAATTCTAAAAAGTTTAAATCTAATTGCTCGTGTGTTAAAGGAGCACCTGTTATTTGACCTGATGTAATAGCAGTAATACCATTAATTTGCGTTGTTACATTTGCCGATGTTGCTCGAAGTTTTATATTTGCTAGTGCCATATTGTTATTTATTCCTCACTAAAGTAACCAGTTAATCCTGATTGTGGTGTTGTGTACCCAGGCTCAACATAAGTTGTGTTGTATAAGTTAAAGTTACTGATTCCACCTGCTCTGATAAAGATTGCTTGATCTGTTGGATCTAACGTTGCTACATCCCAGAACGATCCAACACTGTCCCATGCTGTAGCATCCCAGGTTGCTTGTACAGTTTTATCAATTAATTCAGTTCCAGCAGGATCATATGCTGACCATCTTGCTGATGTTGATGCATCTGGTATAATGTGTTGTGAACTTGCAGATCTAACCACAGTGCTGTTTGCATGGTCTTGTATTGGTGTACCAAGCACACCTCTTCTGATTCCTGTTAGTGTGTTACCGGAAATACCAGTAAATTCTATTAGTTCTGATCCAACCCAAATTCTACTTGGATTATTAACATTTACAGTGCCGCCTGCAATTTTATTAACTGTTCCAATCACAATAGATGAATCATCTGGGTCTGTGATATCAATATCATCCCAAAGTACAGATGCATTAGCAACTGTGATTGTGTTTGAATTAGAATTAATTTCAGCAGATAGAGTTGTTTCAGTCGCTTTAGGCAATCTCATATATGTGGTTCTACCATCTTGTCCATAAAAAATATTGAAAGCATATTGATCACCGTAACCGTGTGTTTCTGTTGTGTTACCGTCTTGATCAATATCAGCATAGTCTGGTGATGTTTCTTCATATGTGATCACAGTTAACGATAATGTTTCTTTGACTTTAGCAGGAACCATTTCTTCTGGATAATCTTCGTGTTGTGGTCTTACAAAACCAGCACCGTCAAATTGTACAGTGACTAAACTCCAATTACCTGCGTCATAATCAGTAGCAAAACTTGATGAAGCCACGTGATCATTTTGTGCAAAGTAAACATAGTCTTCAACTAAATCCCATCTGCTGTTTTGTAAAACAGTTTCTGAAGATAAATTTTTATGATTAACATTACATCTATAAAGTTGACTGTTGTGTAATACAAGGTCACCTACAGCATACGTGTTTGCCACGTTCCATGCAGAGAAATGTGATAAGTCATTGTATCTCACATAACTGTTTGATGTAATTTGTCCTGATGCATTTGTTGTAACTGTTGTTGTATAATTTGTGCCTGCTACCCAGCCGTTTTTTGATTGGAACAATGAACGATAAATTGTTTGTACAACATCTGAATCCCAACCAATATCGTTATCATATCTGTGTTTGTCAATACCAACAGTGTTGCCTAATTCGTCAATTGTAAACGGTGTACCGTTTAATTCTAAATCTTTAAATGGAGCAATTATGTTATTAACCTGTTTCAAATATGCATCAACAGAATCTGCATTTGAAGTTATCAAAGATGTTAGTTGTTCACCAAAATAATATTTTGCAACTCTTTCAATTGCTGATGAATCTGGAACTGTTGTCAACGATGTTCTAGTTTTTAATGCTTCAAGTTGTTCTGCTTGAGTACCACTTGATAATATTTCAATACTTTTAGTTATTCTGTCAAACACTAAATCAGTTTTTAAAGTTATTGATTGCTCGTCCATATCAACATTTGCTTCTTCAATTGCAGTTGATTTTTTAGACAAGAAGTTTAACAATTTGCCGTGATATGGTTTAACTTCATTTACATAACTTTCAACAAACTGGAATGTGTCTGGTCTGTAAGAAACTCTTTGTTGTAAACTGTTATCATTTTGTAACACATCAAAGTAACTGGTTTTAATAATCCAATCAATGTTGGTTTGCTCTGTGAAAATATAGTTTATACATTCAAATAACAATTCACTTAAACTCTGTTTGTATGATCCAGCTAACACTGTGTTGTATAAAACATTCATCAGTTGTCTAATTTCTGTTGCACCTGTGGTGCTGTTATAAAAGTCTGTGTTTAATGCTACTGTGCTGGTTTGATTTGCAATTCTAACTAATTCATAAGTTGCAGGGTCAATGCCTTGGTCGTCTAGTTGAATTGTTGCATTTGCTGAATGATACGATTGTGTTCCTGCACTAGTGTAACCAATTGTTGTTCCTGTACTTGGCGAGTTATAATCTGTGGTTCCAGTTCCTGCTGTGTCAAGATCAGTTGTTGATGCAACTGCAATGTTTCCTGCCAGGATACTTTCTCTGTCACCATAAATGTAAATAGCCCATTTAGAATTATTATCAATGTTAACTTTGATCACTTCGTTCTTTTTAAGAACACTTGTATCAATATCACTAGCAGTATCAACTACTCTGTTAATAATTATTGTGTTGTCATAACCAGGAATGAAATAATCAATTTTGTCATACAAGTTTGAAGTAGTTACAGTTGAATCCCAGTTTGGATATTCAATATCAAGATTGATATTTGCTAAAATTTCATTTGTTTTATATCTAAATACTCGTCTTGCTTCACTATTGTTTTTGAACCATGATTGTCTAGGTCTAATACTGTTACCGTATCTTATATTTTCATGTAAATTAGTATCAGGCACTGCGTTACCTATTGCATCAATACCTGACAGTGAATCAGTGAATTTATTCCAAACGGTGTCAGGTACTAATTCATTTGGATCATTTTCTTTTAATAAAATCCATTGTTTGTGTATAGGATTGTCGTTGTCTTTGATTTTGTAATTTAATCTTAAAACACTGTTGTCAGTTGATATAAATCTTGCGACATTTGAAACCAGTATACTTGATGCTGACACAGGTGCAAACCAACTTAAACCTTGTGATGTAGGATTTTTTAACAAACGTCCAACTGACAGTGCAGGTAACAATCTAAATTCTTTTTCAGGAGTAACAGTTCTGTTTTTGACCCAGAAATAATATACAGTAGTTGCAATACCTTGTTTGTCAGTTACAGTTTCTGTCACATATTCGGTTGTGCTTTTAACAGTGCCATCGAGTTCCCAATTGTCTGGTGTTGATGTACTTTTTACCCATTCGTATAAATCAACAGTTGAACCTGGGAATAATGATCCCCAGTTTTTTAATCTGTATTCTGTATCAAAATTTTCGTATTCAATATATCTTATAGTTGATGTGTCCCACCATAGTTGACCAACTTGGTTGTTACCCCACACATATAAATCATTTGCTGTGTTGGCTGTGGATGATGTGTTTGTTACAATAGCAGGATCTGTGTTTCTGATATATGAAATTTCTTGTATTGCAACACCTGGGTATATGTTTTTGACAGGATCAAACACATCTAAGTCAATTTCGTTTATGCCGTCATAGTCATTGTAAATTCTTGATCTGTCTACTAATTTAGAATTAATTTGAGTGCTTTGTTTTCTCAAAGTGCTATTGAACAGTGTTTGATCTGGTGTTGGTGCATCATAATCAACATCGGAATTAATAATCCAATAGTCACTGCCTATTGTGATATTTGCTGAAACATTTGAATTACTTGCCAATGTATCATATGCTGTTCTCACAGTAGCATTTGCAGTCATAGTCATTGTGTACCAAGAATTGTCACCGCCGTTGTCTAAGAAAATTTTATCACCTTCAACAAATGTTATGTCTGAACAAACATTTGATACAAAATCATTTACTGTGGCTGATAGATTCGCACCCACATTGCTTTGATCAACTCCGTTATTTCTTGATGCAAGTCTTACATCTTTCCAAGTATATAAACTGTAGTTACTGCCTGATAAATCATTTGCTGTCACAGTGGTAGCACTGCCATCAAGTTCAGAAATATTATACAATGCTTTTTTGTAATTAACTGTCACAGTTGCATTACCTGTTGTTCCGTTTGTTACTGTAAAGTTTGTTCTTAACGCCACGTTTGATCTATCTGTAATATTTGAATTAAATGTTGTTACTGTAGAATTTGCTGATAAACTCTGTGCTGTGAATAATAATGATGTATTAGCAGTACTGCCTAAACTAATTGCTGGTGCTGTGCCATCAAACTCTTCATTAATTGTAACAACTACATTTGACACTGAATCTGTTTTTAATAATAAATCAGAAAAATCAACATTTGCATTTACTGTATCTTTGATTGTAATTTCAATATCAGTTTCTCCTCTAAACTGTTTTCTGTAACCTGATCCTGTAGCAGTTACGTATGCTCCAGTAATCACGCCACCTGATACAATTAAATTTGCTTGAGCAGGGTTATCGCCTGAAACTATAAACGAAGGAGACTGATAACCACTGCCTCCACTGTTGATTTTTAAATTCTTTATACCGCCAAATGTTGCATCACCATATGTTGCTGGATTTGTTACAGTAATTGTGTTTACAATCAAATCAACACCGCTGATTGAATAACAATCATTTACAGTTGATGTAGTGCTGTTTAAGTCTACAATACTAATTTTGTTGTTAGCACTATCAATTCCGTTTATTTCAAATTTTGCCTGAACACTTTCGGTGAATGTTAACACAGCATCTGTACCTGCTGTACTATCAATAACAGTTCCGCCTACTGTGTCTGGGAATAAGTTATTAAGTGTGCTTACAGACTGATTACCAATTTTTGTAGCAGTTATGTTGACACTACCAATTTGTCCACTCTTTGATGTAGCAATACTGATTGTGGCTGTTCCGTTACCGGTTGATAATGATTGATAATCAGATGAAACAACAGAGATAGTATCAGTGGTTAATGTGTTTTTAATATTGGCACTGATAGCAGGATTTGTTGAAGCATCTGTAAATGTTACAATGTCACCGCTTACACCTACACTGGAGATAATACCAATTAAATGATAATCTACTCCAAGTGTGTTTGCTGGAGACCAACTACCTATAACAATATTTTCGCCTACTAGATGATCTACACCACCAGTAGCACTAATTGAATTAACTTCGTTAAATGTAGAAGCAACAGAACCCAATGTTATTGTGAGATTGCCATTTGGTGATGCTAGTTGAATCGTATCACCAACTTGATAATTTTGACCTGTGTTGACAATAGTTGGTGTTGTTGTGATTGTGTTGGCTGTTAATTGACTGCCTAATGTAAGATTTGATAAAGTGTGTCCTGTACCAAATGATGGTTCTATGTTTTTATTTGTAACTGTGCCTCTCAGTCTAACAACTGCATTTAATCCGGCTGAATCATTGTCACCTGTTAATATTCTAATGTCACCTGGTTCAGCATAAAAATTACTACCACCCGATACAACATCAATATTAGTTATTGCACCGTTAGAATCAATTGTTGTTACATTACCTATAGCAGAACTTCCACCTGCACCACTCACTGTAACAGTGTCGCCTACTGAATAACCAGAGCCACCAACTAAGATTACCATCTCTGCCACTTTGTCAAACACTTCGTCAACAACAATGTCGGCACCTGAGCCACCAATATTTGCAAAATCAAATGTTTTACTCACTGATTGATCTGCTAAATTTAAAGTTAAAATTTTGTTACCATATGTAGTTGTTATACTTGATGTGGCTGATGCTGGTTTTGGTAAAACCAATTCAACTGAATCACCATGATCAGTTAATAGTTTAGTTGCTTCTGAAAGTGTAACTGTGAATGGTTCGGTTGATGTAACATTTTCAATTTGTTGTGCAATTGGTGTATATCTGTAAACATTCCAATCGTTATTAGTATCTTTGGCCACCCAAACCAAATGTCCATTGTTTATTGTAATTGAACTATAATTGTTTGAGTAATAATTTTGTAAATCTGTTTTTGTAAATGCTTGACCATTTACATCATTGTAATGCACATATCCTGCTGTTGGCATTTCAAACTGTTCAGATCTTGATGCAAACAGATTTTCTTTTGTTTGATCACCGTGTGGCTTTTTAACCCATCTTGTGTTGTCATCAACATCAATTGTAATAATATTATCAGTATCAATATCAGTTGTAACTACATTGTCTTTTTTAGGTAAAAATTGTATAATTTGTGGATTGGTTTTAATCTCTTCATTGCCTAAATTAACTTCAATTGATTGATTAATTGCACTACCACCAAAGTCTGCTAATTTGATTGCATAGTATTCGTAGATAGATATATCTTGATTATCTAAAACTTTGTCACTACGTAACAATCTATCAATTGCATTTTGTGAACCTTTTTGTTTGATAAAGCCTTGATAGAATCTAACTTGGTTTTCATCAATAATTTCTAAATTGTCTAAATGATCTCTTGACTGATATCCTATTGTGTGTAAGCCTGCTTTGTTGAGATCTTCGTTGTTGGTTGTAGTGTCCACATCAAGATACGTTTGTATATCTTTAGCAGAAGTATCAAAGTTACTGACAATACCTGTGTTAGTAATCAAATGACCATTTGCTTCTAACTTACCAAGCCAGTCAGTTGTTCTTAACACTGTTTGTTTTAGTCTTGGTTGTCTTAATGCAAGTATTGGATCGTATATGACATCACCAAATGATGTCACATTGTCAAATATAGTCACATGTTCAATTTCTCTTGTGAATAATTTTACAAAATAAATTGGAGTGTTGTCATCAACAGTGATTGAAATTTTTCTTCCGTCTCTAATTACAGTTGTATTTGCTGTTTCAATTGGGAATCCGCCTCTATCTAAAATAGCATAACTGTCTCCAATTTGATCTTCAACATTTGCTACAATACCGCTAGTGGGTTCAAATGATACTTCATTTGCTAAAGGAGACAGGGTTATGATTGAACCTGCTTCCCAATCTCCTAAACTCCAGAATAAAAATTCTTTTGCTGAATATAACCAATTATATGTTTCTCTAATTCTGTTATTTTGTGTGTCAAATATCCAACCTTGGTCTTCAAGATACCTACCCCAGTTGATTAAGAAATCAAATAGATCTTGAATTGAATCAAATTCAGTACCGTATTCAAAATTTTGTAATTTATTTCTTACAACATTTCTATAATAAGTTACAGCCGCACCGCCTTCCATTGGTATCTGTGCAACTGATTGAAAATTATTAGGATCAAAATTACTGCCAGTAGTGTGTGCTTTTGTGGTTTTATAAACTTGCCCTTCAAATTTGATATACTGACCAACACTTAAAATTGTACCTGTGGAGAATGGTGGTGTATCAACTGGCTTACCCCCAACTGAAACAGGTGCTGACGATCCATTTTTGTCACTGACTGTTGTAGTAAAATAATTTGCACCAGCATCGTAACCATGCACTTTATAACCAGTTAACGTTTTTTCAACAATAACTCCTGAATATGCTTTTTTACCTAAGCCTTGTCCTTGGTGAACAAACGAAACAACATTGGTTTCTGGTAAAAAGATACTTGATGTTAGTGAATCAGGCGAGTATGCTTCAGATTGTACTTTTAAAGAATCAAAGTCAATATACGATGCTTGTTTGATACCTAGTTGTGGTTGTACATTTCTAATTCTACCGCCGTATAGTGTGCTTATGTCTTTGGTTTCGTTTAGTAGTCTTTCTGAAACATAATGATTGTAACCGTAGCCAATAACTACTTCGTTTGTATTGGTTAATTCGCGATGAACATAAACATTGTTGTTTGTACGTTTACTGCTGTTGCTTGAATATATTTGTTTTGGATTTGCTTCTGCTGTTGAAACATTTAAAGTATCAAACATTGCTTCACAAAATTCTGCTGGTTTTAAAACTAACAGTGTTTTTGTAAATGCAAAATTGTATGAACTGTTAATCATAAAAGCCAACTCTGCAGGTGATATATCTCCTAACTTCCAATCTTTTTTGGCTTCAATTGATGTTGGGTCTGTAGATATCAATCCAATATCTTTAGGGGATTTTATATTACCTTGTAAATCAACTGGCACATAGTTTGAAAAATTATCATGTCTATAAGGATTATTTTTATCAGTGTAAGTGTTGTCAACAAAATTTGCTCTTTCGCCTAATCTAATAATTCCTTTTTCAATATCATTTAACAGTGTTTTTCTTTTGTCTACATTTACCCATGAATATGTTGAATCCCACCATATTGGTTTGATTGAAAATCCTAACATCTCCCATGGGTGTGAATCAGGTCTATGTGTTCCGTAAAACTTTTTGTATATGCCTCTCCAGTGACCTGGTGTTGGATCATCTGATATGTTAGTAACAGAACTGTAGTTCCAAGTTTTCCAATCACTTGAATCATAAGTGCTGTTTACTCGCATTTCAACTAGATTTTGTATTCCCCAATCATATGCTCTGTTTCTTATCGCTTGTACATATTCTTCATAACTGTAATCTTTTTTGTTAAAGTAATTGCCAATTACAGTTTGGTATGCCATTGAAGGCACATAATCTGGGTCAATAAATTTAGTTTCAATACCATTATAAATTCTTTTTTCAAGTTCTATTAATGCTGTATCTCTATAATCATTATATTTTAAAGTTAGCGAACCATCATGTCCTTGTGTGAATCTTTGTGTGCCACTGCTGTAATTTGAATCAATAATTGTTTGTGGTACATATGACTGTGCAATTCCTAATTTGGCCGGTGTAGCCGGAATCCAAACTGGTTGTTTTGTTTCAAAGTAATCAACATAAACAGTATCTCCAATGATTGGTTTGCCAGGGCCTATAAAAACAATTTTTGTGCCGTCCGCATTGTCTATAACATAATCAACATTCATTAAAAGTAAAACATCATTTTTATAAACATATAATGATTTTGTATCTTTGTCTGTTATTGGGTTATAAGTGATATCAATTTCAAGACCAGGTGCACCAACTAACTGTTGTGACAATGTTGCGTTTTGTACAAATGATAATGTTGAACCAAAACTTTGTGTCCATGTTTTATTTGATGCTGTAATTGGATATGTTGTTCTAGAACCTGTTTCACCATATGAAAGCATCATACTGTATGCCCAGTTATCAGTTGATTTTTTATTTACATTTATTATTTTTAAAGCCTCATCAACTATTTGTTTACCAGACCATGAATTAATGTCATTGTCTCTGTTTACTTTTTCTAATGTTTTTAAAAATTTATTTTTAAATCTAACATATTCAGATTGTGAAAATTTAATTGCTTTTGCAATGTCTAAATCATCATTATTGACATGAGTCATAAACTTTAATAATGGAGCATTGTGTTGTAAAATATGTTCACACAATGATACATTTTTTTCAGTATCTCTGTATGAGTTATTACCTAATGCAAGTCCTACTATGTCATTTTGATTTTGTATACCAGATGAAAAATGATTAAGTAAATTGCTGTAACTGTAACTAGTAACATCGTTGTTTGATGCATTATTAGACAAGTTTTTTGGTATTTCGTAGTATGCTCTTGATAACACTGTGTCAACATCGTTAGTATGAAATTTAATCAATAAGTGTTTGTGATTTTCAAGATCATTTGTGAATTTAATATATTTTCCTAAACGAATTTCATAATCTGTGTTTAATATTTTTAATTGGTTGTCAACATATACTTCTACACTGTTGTCGTTTGCTATTACAACATCTAAATCAAAATTATTTTTAATTGAATATTCATCAGTTTCAAATTCTTGAATTAGTTTTTGATTGGATTTATCTTCAACAGCTCTCCATTCGTTATAATAATTTGTTTCAGTTTTGTCAGCAATAGTTGTATATTGATTATCAATTATATTAATTTTACCACCCATGCCAGCATGATTATGACAGTAGTAATACAACGTGTCTGGAGTTGATGCTGTAGGTGTGATTTCTAAATATCTTGTTTTAGCTGAATTAAATGAATTTGATTTAAACACAAGTTCAGTAACTTCTACGTCATCAAGATAATATTTTATGCCAGTGCTATATGTTGATCCAGAATTGTGTGTTCCATCATTTACAGAACTAAACAAAAATGGATGATATGTTTGAGTATACCCATTATTAGAAAATGATGAATCATCAAGTATAAATCTGTAAGTGTTATTTTTTTGAAAAATAACTGTCTGTTGTTTTACATTGTTAATGTAAAATCTATTACCAGAAACTGTAAATGCAGGATTAACAGCAACATCTAATTCCATAGTATCATTTAAAATATTTTTATAATCGTATTGCTTGTAATATTTAAAACCAGTTAATGCTGTTTCAGAATTTAAAAAGTTTTCAAATTCATAATTGCTTATTGAATTGTATAAAGAATAATGTGGTGAAAAACCTAAAACATCATCAACAGCACCAGTGCCAACCTTGTAACCAAATATTTTGTTTCCAGCAAAACTACTATTAGGATATTGAACCAAATCGTCAAGTGCTTTACCACTGCTATCATATAATGCAAACAACGGAGCCTGATTTAATCCTTGTTTTTGCTGTGCTAGATCCCAAGCATAACCAGTCCAATAGTATTCTTTACCAGCATTTGCTAAACCTAATTTTACAGTCACTTTACTGTAGTCTTGAACTGTAATACCAGAAACTTTTGTTAATGATATTGATGAACCAACACCTGATACTTCCCAGATTGAACTTGATACATCAAAGTCTGCTCCAGTGATATCCCATCCAACATCACTAGTTCCGTCAAGATCAATATCATGATCCCATGGGTAACTATCACCAGACCATTCAGTTAATGTTGTTTGAAAATTTGTATTAACAAATAGTATTTTCATGCCATCACGCAAATCAATATCGTCAACTCTATAATTTGCTTGACCATTTATACTGTCAACTGTGTCTGACACTGCCAACACATCCACTGTGTAAACATGATCTTCACCATAATCAAATAATCTTATATCTTTTTCAAATTCAAGAATAGGACGTTTTCCTTTTCTGTTAACATCTAATTGAAATACTCCTGCTTGAAACTCTGTTGTACTATCCCAATAACCATCGTCCCAGCCACTAATTACTGATGTAACACTGTCCCACGGATGAAATACAGTAACTTCTTCTTGAAAGTCTTTGTATGCTGTAATTACATCTTTGTGTACCCATCCGTTAGTTCGAGACCAAGGGTTTTTATCTTTTGATCCTCTTGCTATTGTGATATAGTCTGGATTTTCAATTGCAGGTACTGTGTCATACCTTGTAGAGTCCCAACCTTCTGTAGTTGATGATGTACCTTGTGTATTTGACGGATCCCATGGCAGAAATTTTTCATCTAAAAATAATTCTGTTTCACTACTGGTTTCAACAAAAAATATTCCATTTTTGCTTTTGATCCCTTCTATAAAATATTTTTTGTCTTGATAATTTGAATTTGTTAATGATGCAGATGAAAATTCAATTAATAATCCAGACGTAAATGCTATACCATTTGGTGATGTATAATTTTTTAAACCAACAATATCATCTGGATCTATTTTATAAGTAACTGAAATATTATCACCAGCATTTAAAACAATACTGCTAGAAGAAAAATCTAAAGTTAACCCTGTTGTTTGATAATCAACTGTAGCAACACCGTTAACTTGAACCGTATCATGGGCACCAATTGGATATGATAAAGTAAAAGTTGTTTGATTTGCGGCAACTATAAATTGTTCAGTTTTACCTGCAACAACAACAGTTGGTACACCTGAATCAAGACTTGGATACCAATAGTAGTTTTCATAGTTTAAAAATTTATCATAATCAATTGGCGGACCGTATGAATAATAGTTTTGACCAAATAATCTATTTTGATTATTAGTTTTACCATTTTCATGAGTTATATAGTCAAGAGCTTCAGTAAAGAAAACTGTGTCAATTGTTTGTAAGTTTGCAGGATCTTTTAATACTGCTGTAGTTTCTAATTGATAATTTTGTCTAGAATTGTTTTTTTCTATTTTGTAATTGTCTTTGAATGGGTTATAATATGTACCATATTTTCTACCAATCCACTCAGTGACTTTTTCATTTTGAGCTTTAGAAAATACTTGTTCTACTGTGCCATCAAAAAAGTTTTTTAATTTTGCAGTTTGTAAAAACTCAGGTAATTTTGTGCTTACTTTATCAGCCATTAAAATTAACTCCCGCTACCTACACCGGTGTAAGATGGATTTAAGCTGTTGCCGGTTAATCCGGTAATTATTTCAACATCATTAACAGAAGCAGTCGAAAAGAATAATTCATTTGGTTCTGCTCTTACTTGAAATAAGTTACCAAATTTTGATTCGCTATCTCTTGGCACAATAACCACTGACGAAATTTGTGAAGACAGCTGGTTGTGTATATACGTTGCTAGTTCAGTAAAGAAAAATGTATCACCAAAATCCCAATTACCAATTGTAAAATAATTATTGATAGCATTTATAACACTTGTCTTAATTTGATTATCTGTAAATGTTGCACCAGGAATTTTTACAATTCTAAATGATGCTTGATTAGCCACATTTGCAGTTGAACCAAACAACAACTTAAATTTAGCTGGAGAATAAACTATTTGATCACCAATAGTTTTATATTTTTCTAATTCTAATAATGAAGATTTTAATTCAGTTGATGTTGGTTGTAAAGGTAATTCAGATAATGTTTTACCTGCTTTAAACCAGTTTTGTACATCAGTATAATATGCTGTTTGTAAAATAATCATTTCAATTATGTTTGATACACTTGGATCAACACGTTGTGATCTTGGTGCTGAATGTTTGTGCTGAAAATAAAAAGGTTCGTTTGTATTTGCTGTTCTTCCAATGTATGCTTTGTAAATAGTATCACCATTTACTCCATATCGTTTTGTATAAGAATTTGCAGTACCATTTGTTAGTTTTGTATTGTTAAAATAAAACTGTTCATCAGTTGTTAAAAATTCTAATCCTGTGCCTGTTAATACACTCACAACTGATACATCATGATTGATTTTGTAATAAGTGTAATTGTCATAATCAGTGTAACTGTTAAAAAATACATAATATGAATCATCAAGCAATCGTTCATGACCTAGTGGGTTATCAGGCATACCATCATTGTCAGAATCTAAATTAGCAATTTTAACTTTTTTAGTATCAATGTATCCATCTTGTTCAACAAATTCTTCTACCAGTTCAAATGTTACAGGATTTGTTAACTGTGTAGTACTTGACGGATTAGACAGTATTGTGTTGTCTTTGTTTATGTCCAGTATTTTAATTGTATCTTTAATTGCTTGACCTGTTTGTGTACTAATATTTTTGTATTTGTCAACATAATAAAATCTCACTTCTTCGGCACTTTCAAAAACATATTCTAAGCCTCTAATTGTGAAAACATATTTTGCACTTGCACCTGTACTTGATGCAGGTACATAAGATGCTCTTAGTAACCATGATGCATCTTGACCTAACGAATTATAGCCACCAAATGTGTCATGGTATTGTACTGAAAAATCAGACGATGTATCAATAAAGTCTTCGTTTATAACATACCAGTTATTTTCATTTAACGAAGGGTCTCTGAAATGATAACCAATGCCAAAGTCTAGACCTGATTCCATTTGTGCTTGTATTGATGCTTTTTCATTCAATGACAATGCTGTCCTAAATGCTGGTAATATTGTTCTTACTTTTAAACCAGCAGTGATTGACTCATCAAGTGTGATAGAACCTGATGTTTCACTGTTAAGAATAGAACCATCGTTTGTTATACTAACAACTGTAGACCATTTAATAACAGTAGGATTTGTATAACTGTCAACAAATTCTAATTTTGCACCTGGTCTAATAAATGCTAATTTGTCATTGCCGGTGTATGGATTGTTAAACACAGTAATCAACTGAGCTGTGTTTGGTCTGCCTGTTGCTAGTATTGGTGCATTACCAATGTAAAAGAATCCGTTATTTGATGCTCCAGTAACCGGATATGGTTGCCAAGCAACTTGGTTAACTGATATTAAATCCATTTCAAATTGTTTATCAGAGTTACTTAAATTTGTGTAATTGGTTTCGACTGCTGTTTTGTAAGTGTCAAAATAAAAGTTTTTCAATTGTGATTTTTTTAACAAAGGCTCTAACACATTGTCAACAATGTAAGTGTAACTAGAACTATCAGAAACTATTCCTGTAATATCTTCTGTGTCTAAATTAAAGTTTGGATTTTTATACAAGATGCCATCTTCGCCAAACACATTTAAACTTTTCACTGTGCCTGTTGGATCGTTTGTGTCTAAATATCTTGAATGACCAATGTGCGTTCTATTGATTGTTTTAATCTTTTGAATAGTTTGCGATTGTGTTAAAGGAAAAATAGCATAATCTTCTGCATTAACCATTCTGTCTTGTGTATAGAACGCCACTGATGCATTGTTCTTAATGTTTGTATTAGTTTCAGTGTCAGAAGAATTGTTGACTGTGTAAGTTAGTGTTAAACTTAATGTTGCCACATATTCTTGACCTGCTTTATTCAAATAAGTCACATTAATTTCTTGATTTTGAATTCTGTTTGCTCTTAGTATTTGACCTTTGCCTGAGCTTCTTCTGTACCAAACTCTAAAGTTGCCTTTGGGTGCTGTACCAAAATTACCATCAGCAAATAAAATTTTAACTTTGTCATTGTTTTCTGATTGCACGTTAAAAACATTTCTTTCTGCTAGAGCCAATGAATTGTAAATTGCATTTTGACCAAATAATGAAGGAATTTTTTTCCATTTTTCTAATGGTACACCTGATGCATTAACTTTTTGTACCCAAACATCTAAATCGTTGACATTTGATTTGTTAATAGAAACTGTTCTGTTAGGCAATGGTGTTGAAAAGAATTGATCTTCATATTCCATTTCACCTTCTTTGAAATATACAAAGAAACCAGTGTCTGTTGAACCAAACCCTTGGTTGTCATTTCTGTATATCATAGTGAACGCATCTGTTTGGTCTGGGGATCTTTCTTCTAAGTAACCATCAGTGTTGATTTGTGATTTAACAACTTCAATTTTTGTGTTGATACCATCTACTTTTGCTGAAAAAGGTTTTACCACACTGGTATCAGTTTGAGAATTAACGTTGTAAATTTCTGTGTTGATGCCACCAACAATGCCTTTTGATGACGGATTACCAAATTGGTTTGTAGAAACAAATAAAGAGTTTGCTATAGTTAACCATTGGTCGTACCAGTCAGCATTAGTTGGATCATTCCAATTGATTGTTAAATTTGACAAGTTGTTTCCGTTTGAATCTTCAATTGGTTCTGTTGTTGAAATTTTTGTAAGTTTTAAAATGCCTCTTGCAGGTACATTTCTTTTTATTCTGTAGTTGATTAGTTTTGCTAATCTTATAATTGAATCTCTTCTTTCTGCTGTGTCTAAGAAATTTTCTCTTGAGTTTAAATCTGTTCTGAATGCAATACTTTGACCTAGGTATGCAAGTAAATCTATGATAGCAATAAATTCACTTGATTGAATATAGTCATTAAAATCTTCAGGATAGTTAACTGAAATGTAATTAAGCATAGTTGATCTGATTGAATCATAATCATATGCTGTAAAGTTGGCTTGTGAAAAACTTCTATAAACTGTTCTCCATTCTTCTGCGGCAAATAAATTGTTTTGTCTTACTATCTGACTCATTATAATGTTTCTCTTTCAAATTCTAATTGCATTGTTGCTTGTTTGTTAAATGGTAAAACATTAATGCTGATATCAACTCTAATTCCGTTACCAAATGAATCAAGATTAATATCTAATAATTCACATCTTGGATCTGTGTTTATGATTCTTGAACAATCTTCTATCAAATCTTCTTTAACACTTTCATCAAGTGGTTCGTACAGCAAGTCCCAAATAATTGAACCAAACTCTGGCTCCATTACTCTTTCACCTTTTCTTGTGTAAAAGTGATTGATTAGATCTTGCTTGACCACGTCAATATCATACAGCATATTACTCTTGTTGCCAGAAAGTGTTGAAAAGCCCTTGTATATTTGGGCTGTACCTGTGTTTTCACTGCTGTTTGCAGTTGAAGTGATCTGCGATGTTGAACTAGAATATGCCATGTTTTTCCTTGCAAATATTTATTGTTGTCTTTATATGCTAACTTAACTATTTACTTGACTTGATGAAATAAATAAGTTATTAACATATTAACATATACTATTTAACCAATGAAAAAACTTGATACATTTTCAGCAGAAGACCGAGTAGACATACTACTTCAAAATGACGATATACATTATCTCAATGGAGAAATCTGTGAAGAAAATGTTTCAAAAACAATCAAATGGATTCTTGCTTGTAACATCAATAAAAAGCCAAAAAAAACTCTAAAATTATATGTCAACACAATTGGCGGTGACTTATATGAAACATTTGCATTAGTAGATGTAATGAGAAACAGTTATCATCATATATCCACTGTTGGCATTGGTGCTGTAATGAGTGCTGGTATTTTGATTTTTGCTAGTGGCAAACAAGGTGAAAGATACATTGGTAAAAACACTGGTATAATGAATCATCAACATTCTGATGCAATGGAATCTAAAATGCACGATATGAGAGCACAAATGAAAGAAAATGTAAACTGTGAGCAAAGATCAATGCAAATCCTAAGAGATGCTACAGGATATCCATTAGCAGAAGTACGTAAAAAATTTAACAATCCTTCAGACCAATATTTCACAGCCAAACAAATGGTTGACTTAAAACTAGCAGATCATATACTATAAATGTATGAGTGCTAATTTAAAAAACTTTGCTTCTGGCAAAAACTGGTGGTACATGGAAAAAGCCATCGCAGACAAACTACTTGATGCAATCACAGACTATTACAATGACAAATTGTCCAAAAATGTGGATGTCTTATTTGAACCAGAAGATATAAGCCTTTACACAGCCGAAATCAAACAGGAACTTATGAAAACTGCTCCATTATTTTTTAAAAATATTGGAATAAAGTTGGAAGATTCTGAAATTGGCTAAAAAACCTGGATTTATTGGTTGACTTTTCTTACAACCTGTAGTAATATATTATTATATGTTTAACTTACTTAAAAACCTACTAGGAGGTAAAAAGAAAATGGCAAGAACTAAACAATATGTAGTATACACAAGAGAATTTGCTAAAGGCAGAGTCTCAAACAAAGTTGGTGTGTTTATGGATGAAGCAAAAAACACACTTGATAACACTGGTTCTATTAACGGTGGTGTTATTAAATTTAAAAACCTAAAGATGTCTAGAAAAACTCCAACAACGGAACTAGTATCAAAAGGTTATGACTTCAATGTAAGAGTAATTGGTTCTGGTAACTACGAAGTTGCTAAACAAATCAAAAACTCTGTAATTGAGTTACTTGCTGATACAGGTAAAACTGTAATCAACGCAAACGCATAATAATAACAATATTATTATAAAACTTAAAAGGGCGGTAAAATATCGCCCTTTTTTTATTTGGTAAATAATGACGAGTTAAGAGTAATAAGACAAGACGCAGTAGAATTAACAAACTCCCGCCCTAATTTTAGATACAAACTTCCTCAAATATTAACAAATACTAAAACTAAAGAAAGAACAACATGAGTCAACAAGGAAAAGTAAAATGGTTCAACGCCACTAAAGGCTTTGGATTTATTGCGTGTGAAGATAAAGATGTTTTCGTACACATTTCAGCAGTTGAGGCCGCAGGCTTAAGACAGTTGAATGAAGGCGACGAAATTACATTTGACACACAAGATGGACCCAAAGGTCCAAGTGCTGTGAATTTATCATTAGCGTAATTAAAAACAAGATAGAGGCGGTGGTAACATCGCCTTTTTTTATGAAAATTTTATCAACATCAATAAAACTGCATTTAAATTAAATGATGTGTTAATTGAATTATCCACAATTTAAATAAAATTGAACAAATAAAGTCTTGCTTTTATCCAATTAACATGTTAGATTAAGCACAACTTTAAAACAGTTAGGAGGTCCTTATTATGGATATTATTAACAAAGTAAAATCATGGGCGTCAGCATTAGCAGATGTCGGTGTATCATTAATAGCACTTGGGATTGTTCTTGAAGTGTTATTCAGCGGCCAAGGTATTCCGTTTTGGCCAAACATTTCTGTAATTGGAAATGTGCAGGCAATCATATCAGGATTTAGTGATCAAGGATTACTAGGCTTGGTGGCTGTTTGGATTTTATATCACATATATAAGTCTAAATAAATCTTAGACCTCAAAGATCTTTGAATAAAAAGAGCGGTAGGAATATCGCTCTTTTTTTATGACTGATTGGTTGTGCTTTTACTTTCGTGGTCTGGATAAGGTTCTCTAGTTGGGAATCTAGTAGTAATAGAACCTCGTTGTGATTCTGTTTCTCTTGGTGAGTTGACTGCTGAACCTGTTCTGTTTTCTAAAATGTTTGTGTATAACAGATTGCCATCAGCATCTGTTAAAAATGAAATTCCTGATATTGGCGTTAATAACAATGCATCAAAGCCTGCAGAATTCATATCAATTCTGCCTGCACCACCGGCCGCAGTTTCTCTGTGACTAATACCACTATTGATATGTGATGTACCAAGTTGTGTTAGTTTTAAATCTAAACCTGAGTATATGTTTGTGTTGTTGTTTGTTGTTAAACTAATATCGTCATCTGACTTTATTTTAGTTTCACCAGCAACATCAATATGTAAATTACCTTTTATATCTCCTAAATCTCTAGTGGATTTAGGTTGAGTGTAATTGCCTGCTGAATCAGTATCAAGTGTATAATTGGCTTTTATATTAATATTTCTACCTGCTTCAAAGTTAATATCTCTATCTGCTCTCACATTAATATCTTTTTCAGTTCTCATTGATATTGAATCTGCACCCCATATTTCAATTTTACCTTGATTTGTTATTTCAACCCAACCAGTTGCTGTGCTGTTAGTCACGTAAACTGTGTTGTTTGTGTCATCCAATAATATCTGTGAACCATTTAATGTTCTTAATCTAATGTGTTTTTGATTAGCATCGTCCATTACAAACTGATGCCCACCAGGTGTTAAAATACCAAAAACTTGACTTGGTGATTCTCTTCTAGCAGATGAATCACTAAGACCTCTAATTTCATCATTTTCTAAACCTTGATTTATTAAACCTTGATAATGAGGACCATGGGCAGGTCGTTTGGCTTTATCAATGGGCTCGCCTCTGGCTGTGTGAGCTTCTATGTCAAATATGTTTGCTAGTTGTGATTCATCACCTAATCTGTTTACTTCTGCTAACGGCACAATAGGTGATTTTTCACCAAATGTTTTACCTTTAGCAATACCTGGTACCATATGATTGATGCCTGGTTGAAACAAACAACCAATACATACACCATAGTTACTATTACCATTGACAAATGCAACTGCAACCAAATTACCAATTGATGGTGGTACCATCCACATACCATATGATGTTTGTGTGCCTGCATATGTGTCTTCTAGTTCTCCTTTTCTTAAACCACTAGTACTGGTAGCACCTGCAAACGGAGAAGTCCAAATTACTGTTTTCCAACTTGTTTTGTCAGTTCTTGGTGTGTTTGAACCTATGATATGTACTTGCATTCTGCCCATTCTGGCTAAATCAGTCACACTCATCACTTCTGCTATTTTTATAACACCATAATCAATTGATTTACTATTGCCATCTCTACGAGATTTGTAATTGCTTGATGAAGATTGTGTTTTTTTTGACATTTATTATTGGTTTCCTATTTTATCCTCGTTGATTTACAACAAAACTTAAATCAGTTAATACATCTCTTTGTAGGTGCAGTCTTTGTGTAAATTGTCCACCTTCAAATCTATGTTCTATTTTATAGATTCTATATATGCCTGTCAAGATTTCATCCCGCCTTTCGCTTACTGGTGGAATCATTCCAGAACCAGGATCAACTTCTTCTGGATACATTGATTGAAACAGTATCATATTTTCATATTTTGGATCAGCAGATACACCTAAATTTTGTAGTATTTTATCTAAAGTATCAATTTCAGGTCTTGGTAACCAATATGGATCACCTATGATATCCATGGTCACTGACATTAAATCTATTCCAGGACCACCTGCAAAAGAATTTTCTAAAACTCGTTGTGCTTCTGCATTTTCAGATGAACCAGCATCTGTCATACCGTCGTGTGTATTAACTGCTCTGCCATAAAATTGAACATTTAATTTTGTCAATGAATCTTCGGACAAGTTAACATTATCATTTTCCAATTTCTCAGCCAAGCGCCACTTTCCACCAATTCTAATTTCAAGTCCTTCATTATCTGCTGTCTTTCCAAGATCATTAAATCTTTCAACTTCTTTTAGTTTTATACCAGCATCTCCTTGTTTGATGTTATACTGTTGAATGTCTTTGTTGTATTCATTAATCAAATTTTGATAGGCTGTTAGTGTGCCAGCATCGGGTTCAACTGCACCATTTTGTAATTGCTCTGTGTAGTTTTCCAAAAAGAATTTTCTTGCTTGTAATATTTGTTTGTGCTCAGCACCTGATATTACACCGTCTTCTGCCGCTTTGCTAAAAGTCAATTTCATTTCATTGCTTTTTTCTTTTTTATTTGCTTCTTCGGTTGCATTTTCTTGAAATTTTATCATAGTTGCTTCAGGTAATCTTTTAAAGACACCGTGCAGTTGATCATAAGGATAAACATATTGATAATTGAAGTCTAAATTAAATTCTAAAACATCAATGTTATCGCCTGTAAACAAATAATTGTATTTTTTATTAATCAATGCATTTTCCATCATGGTACTGACTCTTTGTTTGTGTCTTGTTTCGGGTGCTTGATATTCTTGTATGATTCCTGACTGCACTGTGGCCCAATCACTGACTGTAATAACATAATGAAAATGTCTTTGATAGTCTTGCCGTAAACTGTCAAAACCCATTGGTATTGCATGTGCTGTGATTGTAAATGCTTTTTTGGTTATAGCAATTTCGTCCCATTTTTCCACAGCATCTTTGTCAATGTCAGCCAACTGTTCTTGAATGCCTTTGATTTTGTCTACCATAAAAGTTGTTCTAGCCAAATGTCTTTCAAGTACTTCAGTAATACTTGAATCATAATCAATTTCTGTTGTTACAGTTGGGTTATCTAAATCTTTACCAAATATAATATGTTTGTTTTTTTCAGCATCTGTTACTATACGAGATTCTGTTATTCCAGTAATATCTTCATCTGAGCCTTTTATAGAAAAACTATATTTGTCTAACAGATACTTTGTAACTCCTAAATTGTGCTGTTCTTGTTGTGCTAATTCAGATGCAAACCCATCTGTGAAATCTTTGAATTTTTTAATGTTAGATATTTTCATATCTGCAATCAATTGATGATCATCTGCTTTGCCAATATCACCATAACGTATGGCTTCAATTTGATAAACTGCACCGCCGGCTTCGACTCTGTATGTTATGTTTCTTATCATAATAGCATACAATCTTCTTGTGCCTGGTATTTCAATTCCGGAGGCATTGTGTATACCTAAGTTTCTTTCATCTTCAGTTTTCACCGGTTTGTAGTCGCCAACTAGTGTACCATCTTTTTTTCTGCCTTTTAAATAAACTTGAATTAAAAAAGGATGTTGTTGGTAACGTTCAATACCTAGTTCTTGTGATGCTAACCATATCTGTTTAATCAAGTTAGCTGACTGTGGTTGTGTCACGCTAAATCTCATAACAGCCGCGGTGTTGACTCTGTCTGCTCTTGTTAACCCAAATGTGTTTTCCATTTCCAAATTTGTGATGGTAGTAATAGTTTCTCCAGTACGTGACAGTATTGATATTGGTTCGCTAGTTTCTTTAAGATACATGTTTGGATCTTTGTCAGTTGAATAATCAAAAAATTCATTGCTAGTCGAGTATCCTGATCTTAATGCATTTTCTCTTTCAAAAAATTCATTCATAAATTTTTTACCAGCCATTGCCCATGTTATATCGTAAGTTACTGATTCATAATTGTGCAAAACATTTTGCATGAAATTAGTGTCATTAAAAATGTCTAAACTGGCCTGTAATCTTTTTTCACCTGTTTCTGCTGGTTTACTTGATTTTTTAATAGTTGAGTTTGAATTAGTTTTGTTACTACCTGCTTCAATACCTTCATTGAGTTCATCAATTAGTTGTTGATTGTCTTGCACATTGTTTTTTTCAACTTTTGATTCTTTTAATTTATTTTCAGTTTTTGTAGTGCTGTCTTTAACTGATGTTGTAGCACTAGCATCAAGGTTTTTAAATTTATTATTCTGTACCTGTTCCGCTAATTCAAGTCTTTCTTGAGTTTGATTTCTATTATGAAAATAGTTTTCTTCTGATATCACATCTAACGCATTCAATGAATCAGCAGGATTAATGTTTGGTGAGTTAAGTCTGTCATCAGCAAAACTTAATCTTGCACTGTTAACAGTACCAATTGGCACTGTTGAACTAGAACTAGTGGTGCTAACAGTCTTATTAATTCCTGCATCTAGGTCTTTTATTAATTCAGCTCGTTCGTTGGCTAATTTTGATTTTTGCCATGGCGTCATTTGAACATGAACGTTTTTATTTGGGTCAACTGTGATACTGTTATTGTTTTTTACAGCTCTAGGATTAAATTTTTTAAATTTGGATTCGTGTGATGACATGCTGATTACCTCGATCCGGCAATAGCACTTGGATTTGGTAAACGTATTACAGTTCCGGTAGTAAAATCGTTAATTGGATCTTCAAACAGATCCATGTTTCTTGCAATAAACACCCACCATAATCTAGTTGATCCATACAATGAATGTGCAAGTAAATCTGGTCTTTTATCAAATTTACTTTCTATAGTGTAATATTCATCATCAGATCTTTGAGGTATATTTGGTAAAGACAAAATATCCAAATAGTCATTGATAATTTTAGTTGATGAATATTGTGAGTTTTCGTTACTTGCTCTAGCCATTAAATAAATCCTTTACTGCCATCTTTGTTACCACCTTTTAACCAACTACCATCTCTGAAAGTGTCTAAGTTGAAACCATCTCTGACAGTTGACGGTGTTGGTGCATAAACAAGTTCTATAAACACGTTTAACAGTGAAGGCACAAAACTTTTTGAAACACCTTGTTCAACACTTTTAATATTGCCTTTTACTTTTTCTTTTAATTTTTTTCTTTCTTCAAGTTCTGCTACACCATAATCGTTATCAATACTGGTATCAATAACTGCTAGTTCCTGTAATCTTTTTTCATCGTTGTTCATTGGCAAGTTTTCTGGACCATATCCACACGGTATATAATCTACGTCTTGCTCTAAACCAAACGACACTGTTCTAATCAGAACAGGAACTCTCTCAAACATATACGGACCATATGCACTAAACAACAGCACCGGGGGAGGAGTTCCTCTTCTGGCCAAGTTTTTACTACCAAAATATGTCATTGTTACAGATCTCAAAAAATGAAAAACAGCTAGTAAATACCTTGCTTCTTCTAGGTTATTTGCTGTAAACGGTGCTGTTACAGAAAATGTAGGAGATGCTCTTCTAACAAATGCATAATAATCAAAATTTGTTTGCAATAGATTATATTGAGAATAGTCTACCTGTGCATGAGATACTTGTATTGCTGGTGTGTAGGGAAACACCAGACCGTTTGTATATGCAATAGGTGCCAACAGATTTTTTCTATAATCTTTACTTCCACCGCCATACACTTCTTGCTTTGCTAATGGCTTTGCTTGTAATTTTGCTCTAAAGTCGTGATTGATAGTCATATAAATATTTAGTAATAAAATAAAAGCAGTATTTAATCATTTATTTGTGTTAAATGGTTGACATTTTAACATCTAGAGAGTATATTTGTATTATGGCAAAAAGAATAAATTATTTAAACAACAAAGACATCTTAAAAGAAATACACAAAAGCAAGAACAGTTTCTGTTGCTACACAAAGCCAGAGTATGCAGATTATGATCTGATAATTACCACGCCTATTGAAAAAATTACCAAAACAAAAGTGCTTGAAGCACGTAGAAATCGTGCCGCTAGACTCACACAATTGAAGGCTGAAGAACTTGGATTAAAGAAAAAAGAAATTGCTGAGCATGAAATTAAATTAAGGCACGTGGATGATACTGATGTGATTATTAGAGTTGTTACATGGGATCACATTCCAGATGATCCGGATAGAAAAACCAATCCAAAAACTATAGCAGATACAAAAGTCAAACTAAATTTTATTCCTTTTAAACATTATAAGTTAAATGACAATAATGATTGGGAAGAAGTTGGTAAAAGTCATCACATTGGACACAATCAATTTAGTAAAGATCATGGCAGAATGACCAATAAACTTGGGTTGATGTTTCTTAAATTATGTGATAGATATGGTTCTCGATCCAATTGGAGAGGTTATACCTACAATGACGAAATGAGAGCACAAGCGTTGGTTCAACTGTCACAGATTGGTTTACAGTTTGACGAAAGCAAATCACAAAATCCATTTGCTTATTATACTGCGGCAATTACCAACAGTTTTACTAGAATTTTAAATGTAGAGAAAAAACATCAAAGTTTAAGAGATGATATACTAGAAAGTCACGGCATGAGTCCTTCTTACACAAGACAAATGGAAAATGAAATGTCCACTAAAGAGGGCAAGAAATAAAGTTGACTTTTTACAACTTTTAATGTATATTTTTACTAGTTAATTGACTGGAAAAAAATTATGTTTAAAAAAGCGGCCTGCTTTACTGATATACACTTTGGTTTAAAAAATAATTCAAGACAACACAACAACGATTGTGAAAATTTTGTTGAATGGTTTATCAAAGAAGCCAAAGAATTTGGTGCAGAAACTTGTATATTTTTAGGCGACTGGCATCATCACAGAAGTTCAATTAATATCAGTACACTGAATTATTCTATTTCTAATTTAAAAAAATTAAGCAAAGCATTTGAAAAAACTTATTTTATCACTGGAAATCATGATTTGTTTTACAGAGATAAAAGAGAAATTTCTTCTGTGATATTTGCTAATGAAATCCCAAACATTGAAATAGTTAACGAAATACTAGTCAAAGATGATGTTGCTATTATTCCATGGTTAGTTGGAAACGAATGGAAACAGATTAAAAATATCAAATGCAAATACATGTTTGGACATTTTGAGTTACCAAATTTTAAAATGAATGCCATGGTTGAAATGCCAGATCACGGAGAAATACAAGCAGATCATTTCAGTCACATTGAAAGAGTGTTTTCGGGACACTTTCACAAAAGACAGCACAAAGGCAATATCAGTTATATTGGAAATCCGTTTGCTCACAACTATGCAGATGCATGGGACAATGACAGAGGTTGTATGTTTTTGGAATGGGACAAAGAACCACAGTACAAAATATGGGCAGATGGTCCAAAATACAGAGTTATGAATTTAAGTGATTTGCTTAAAGACCCAGAAACATATTTAGATACTGAATGTCATGTACGAGTTAAAATTGATGTTGATGTAACATATGAAGAAGCCAATTTTATCAAAGAAAGTTTTCAACAACAGTACAGTTTACGAGAAATCAGTTTGTTACCACACAAACAAGCAGAAGAAGAAATAGAATTTCAAGGAGAAATTAAATTTCAAAGTGTTGATGAAATTGTGTTAGATCAATTGAGCAAAATTGAATCTGACAGTTTTGACAATCACATATTAATGGAAATCTACAATAGACTATGATAGTTTTAAAGAACCTTACAATCAAAAACTTCCAAAGTATTGGTAATGCCACACAGGCAATTAACTTAAATCACGCAGGCTTAACACTGATACTTGGTAACAACTTGGATCTTGGCGGAGAAGGATCAAGAAATGGTACAGGTAAAACCACATTACTAAATGCTTTGAGTTTTTGTTTGTTTGGAGATGCACTAACAAATATCAAACGAGACAATTTAATTAACAAAACCAATCAAAAAAACATGAGTGTTTCTTGTGAATTTGAAGTCGATGGTAAAAGTTATAAAATTGAACGTGGTAGAAAACCAACTTACTTTAGATTTTTTTGCAATGATGAAATTGTTAATGAAAAAGACACAGACGAAGCACAAGGTGAAAACAGATTAACACAAGAAGAAATTCACAAAGTGTTTGGTATGTCGTTAGCATTGTTCAAGCAAATAGTTGCTTTAAACACTTACAATCAACCTTTTTTGAGTATGAAAGCAACAGAACAACGTGATGTTATTGAAGAATTACTAGGTATAACTAGGTTATCAACCAAAGCACAGTTGTTGAAAGATCAAATTACAAAATCAAAAAATGATATCAAAGAAGAAGAATTACGTATACAAGCAGTTAAATCAAGTAATGAAAAAATTGAAGAAACTATCAGACGTTTTAAAATCAAAAGTTCAGCATGGCAGGATGAACATTCTAAAAAAATTAATAGTGTTAAAACTGCAATCAAAGAACTTGAAAATATTGATATTAATTTAGAAATTGAAAAACACAAAAAACGTGATTTGTGGCAAGAAGGCAACTACAAGATTAATGAAGCCAACAAATGGATTCAAAGTGTTAGCAACGACACAGCCAAACAGCAAAAGACTGTGTCTAAGTTACAAAATGAAATTGT